CCCGTGGTTGCTGCCGATCACCTGGGTGTTGCCGGCCGGCGGAGCCGTCAGCATATCACCATCGCCGGTCAGAAGCCAAGTTCTGTTTACCTCCGGGAAAATGTTCGCAAATTTGCTAACAACCTGCTCGGAAGGTTCGCGCTTCCCCTGTACGATCTGGGACACATAGCCCTTTGAAAGTGACAGCCGGGCGGATAGGTCTGCCTGGTTTTTCAAGCGTTTGCAGCCGATCAAATAATCGACCGCTTGGATAAATCGCTGACTTACATTTACATACATACTCTTTTTGCTTTTACCTGAAAACACAAGTAAACTTTTTTGCAAAAAATGTTTGCAGATTAGAAAACTTTGTTTACCTTTGCAGTCAGATAGGCGTATATGTATACAAAGGTACAAAAAGAAACGAGAAATGGACAAAGAAATCAACGTCAGGGGGTCGATTGTCGCGCTTGAGGTCAACACTAATATAGAGTTTGATCGCAGCGCTGTCAAGACTTCTACTGTGCGAAATGCCGCGTATGCCATCGCCGCAGACACTGGACGCAAGTACATCGTCAACATCGTCGATCCGGCCACTGTCCGCGTAACACGCACGTATTAAATTAAGGTATAGGTATGATGACAACAACCTGCCCGCCGGTCAAAGACTACGACCAGCTGCCCGTAATGAAGACCTGCAAGGTACTTGAAATTTGCCGCACGACGCTCGCAAAGTACGAGAGCCTGGGGTACATCAAATCAACGGTCAACCAGATGGGGCGCAAGCTCTATTTCGGCCGCGAGATCAAGCGCTGTTATCGTGCCGTCCGTAACGCTTAAATCCACAACAACAATGGACAAGTTCGATTATTTCATCCACAAGGGCCTCGCCTGGGTATGGCTCGCCCTTCTCATCGGCTGCGCCGTCGGCGTTTTCTTTGGTGCCTGGTGGCACTTCTTCACGGGGCTTATCAGCTGGGTTATGTACCGCTGCTGCCTGGATTCTGCAAAAGAGGCTGAACGCGATGCAGACATTATCAAAAAGTGAATTTGAAGCCCTCAAAGAGGACTACCGGCGTATGCGCGAAGAAATGCGGTCGCACTACAACCCTATGGGCCTTATGACGGTAGTCTCTTTCGGGGATTCGCAAACAGTTGAGACCTATGAGACCTTGGCGAAATAAGAACGCTGGGATTCACCCGCAGGATCCGGCTTATGATGACAGCTACGATCCCGAAGCCGACTACGACGCATACCTGGACGCTTGCGAAGAGCGCGAAGAAAGGCGCAGAGAGGAGGGTTGGTGATGCTTGAGCCCTGGGAAAGACGCATCGTCGAAGCTATCAAGAGCTGCGAGACGATCACCCTCAACATTGTCACGGGGGGGGTGAATACATAGAGCTCAAAGTCAAGCCGGACCAGCGCAAGCTCAAGCACGACATCGCCCTGGCGGTGCAGGATGCTTGCAACCGAAAACGGACTTTCAGTGTTGGTAAGAAGATATCCGGGTGTTGATTACCGTTTCACGCTAACGTCGCATGGTGGGGGCCGCAGGCCCGGACGGCCCCCTCGCGACATGGACGCAGTGCCGACAGGCAGGCAAGGGGATTCGAGCTCCCCCGGCGCACCAAGCAAGGCGGAAAGCTGTAAGACCGCATCAAATAACAGTACACATCATGGATGAGAAGAAAACCTACATCATCAGTCAGGCTGACAGCCTGACGGCAATCGACAGGGCCCAGGCGGATTCCCAGATTGCCACCGCCCACCAGTGGCCGCGCAACATCACGACGGCCATCAACAACATCCTCACGGCCGCGACCATTGACACGGAGACGGCAGAGGAATGCTTCTACGCGCTGCGCCGCCGCAACCCGGACGGCACGACGAACATCATCGAGGGGCCGTCCGTGCGCCTCGCGGAAATCGTAGCCTCCAGCTGGGGCAACCTCCGCGCAATGACGCAGATCGTCGCCAACGACGGCAAGACCATCACCGCCCGGGGCGTGTGCTGGGACCTCGAAACGAACCTCGCCATCTGCTGCGACGTCAAGCGCCGTATCACCGGCAAGAACGGCCAGACGTTCAGCGAGGACATGCAGATTGTCACCGGCAACGCCGCCGCCGCAATCGCCCTGCGCAACGCCATATTCAAGGTCGTTCCTATGGGCCTGCTGAAAAAAGCAGTCTCCCAGATCAAGGACGTGGCCCTCGGCAAGGCCATCGACCTGGAGACTTCCCGCCGCAACTGTCTCGCCAACTACGCAAAGGCTGGCGTGACGCCCGAAATGATCTACGCCTACTTCGACATCAAGAGCGTCGAAGAACTGGACCGCGAAAAGCTGTTCGAGCTGAAGGCGACCTGGCAGGCAATCAAGGAAGGCAGTACAACGGTCAAGGAGGCTTTCATCGACCCCGTGGACGAGCGCCGCAAAATCCAAGAGGCGAAGGATAAGATGGCCGCAGCCCGTGAACGCGCTCAGAAGGCCGCAGATCGCCAGGGCCGTGCGAAGACCGCCCAGGCAGAGCCCGCACCCGCACCCGAAGCCGCGCCCGCACCGCAGGCAGAGCCTGCCGCCGACCCGGAGACCGGCGAAATGTTCCCCGCAAACGAATAAATCCACAACAACACTATGGCATACACTATTGTCCGTCCCGAGAACCGGGACAAGTGGCTTGAGCTTCGCGCCGCCGGTATCGGCTCATCCGAAGTCTCGACCATCATGGGGTACAACCCCTTCGAAACCCCCTACCAGCTCTGGCGCCGCAAGATGGGCATCGACCCGCCCGTCGAGGAAAACTACGCGATGAAGCGCGGCCACTTCCTCGAAGACGCAGTGGCGCAGTTCTACGCAGACGCAACCGGCCGCGAGATCATCAAGCGGTCCGCCGTTGACTGGCTCATCTACAACAATGACAAGCCCTACCTGCGCGTGTCCCCGGACCGCACCTTCTGGATTCCGGACCGCCCCAAGAGCGACCGCAACAAGGGCATCGTAGAGTGCAAGACCACCCTCATGGAGGTGGACAAGCAGCAGCTCCCGATGCACTGGTTCTCGCAGCTCATCTACCAGCTCGGTGTGGCTGAACTTGAGTTCGGCTCTATCGCCTGGCTGTCCGGCCGCATGGATTTCGACTACTGCGATATGGAGTTCGACGCGGATTTCTTCAAGTTCATGACCGAAGAAGTCGATAAGTTCTACATCGACAACATCCTCGGCAAGCAGGAGCCCGCCTCCTACAACGTGGACGACGTTATCCTTAAATACCCGCGCCACCTCGAAGGCAAGTTCATCGAGGCCGACGAGCAGATGGCCGAATCCATCAAGCGTCTGAAAACCATCAAGGACGAGCTCGCCGCCCTGGACGGAGACAAGAAGATGATCGAGGAGGAAATCAAGATGGCGATGGCCGACTGCGAGGCCGTGACGGCCCCCGGCTCGACCCTCAAGCATCCGATGGTCCTCTGCACGTGGCGCGCCGCCAAGGACAGCGTGAAGTTCGACGAGAAGAAGTTCGCGAAAGAGAACCCCGAGCTGTACGCCAAGTACCAGTTCACAGCCCCCGGCTCGCGTCGCTTCCTGATCAAGTAGGAGGGCCTTCCCATGCTTATGAATCTCATCGGGTCGATCTGCCTGTCGGATATCCCGAAGGAATTTATCCGGATCGGCAAGGACGGCAAGAAATACTTGCCGGTCTATATCGGGCAGCGCCGCCAGCCTTCGCAGTACGGTCACACGCACTTCGTCAAGGTGTACGTGCCGAAAGACCGCCGCGAGGAGGGCGTGGAATACTTCATCGGCGAAGCGAAGCCGAGCGACTACCAGACGCAGCAGACGCGCGTCATGGCGGGCGCAGAGGCTTACGTCCAGCAGCAACAGGGGCGGCAATACCAGCAGCAGCCGCAGTACCAGCAACCGCAGTACGGACGGCCACCGCGGCAGCCGCAGCCCCAGCCCCAGCCCCAAAGTCCCGGGCGCCAGTCCTTCGACGTGGAGGACGAAACCGGGGACCTGCCGTTCTGAAACCCTGGCGGCGCGCTGGCAAAAGAGGGGCGCGCCGTCGGAACGGCAACGTACATTGTTTTAATGGATAAGAATTGTGAACGCCCCCGGTTCACCCTCTCCGGGGACTTTCACGAAACGAGAAAAAGGAATGGAATACAAACTGAGAGACTACCAGCAGGCCGCATCGGATGCCGCCGTCAGCTTCTTCTCGCGAAAGAGGAGCAAGAAAAACGGCATCATCGTCCTGCCTACGGGGTCGGGCAAGAGCTTGGTGATTGCAGACATCGCCCATCGGCTCGGCGTCCCGGTTCTCATATTCCAGCCGTCGAAGGAGATATTGGAGCAGAATTTCCTCAAGATGTGCAGCTACAACGTCATGGACGTGGGCATCTTCTCGGCTTCGGCCGGGCAGAAGGAAATCAGTAAGATCACCTTCGCCACCATCGGCAGCGTCATCAACTGTATTGACCGCTTCCGCATCTTCCGGCACGTCATCATTGATGAGTGCCACCTCGTCAATTCACAGGCGGGGATGTACCATGATTTCATCGAGGCGATGGACTGCAAGGTCATCGGGCTCACCGCCACCCCTTACAGGCTCCATACTGACGCACTCGGCTCCGTCCTCAAGTTCCTCACCAGGACGCGCCCCCGCATTTTCCATGAGGTCATCTATCATGTCCAGGTGCAGGCGCTCAAGGAGCGCGGCTACCTGGCCGACCTTCAGTATTTCAATCTCAGGGTGATCGACCGCTCGAAGCTGCGCCTGAACAGCACGGGCAACGACTACACCGATGTTTCGCTCCGCAAGTATTACCGCGAGAGCAACTTCAACGACACGCTGGAGGGATATGTCCGCAGGCTCCTCGCCAAGCGGTCGTCCATCCTCGTCTTCACGCGCTTCGTGGAGGAGGCCCAGAACCTCGTCAAATCCTTCGGGAGCAGGGCGGCGGTAGTGGAGGCCACCATGCGCAAGAAAGACCGCGAGAGGATCCTTTCCGCGTTCAAGGCGGGGGAAATCAACGTGGTCGCCAACGTCGGCGTGCTGACTACCGGCTTCGACTATCCGGAGCTGGACACTATCGTCATCGCACGCCCTACGATGTCGCTATCGCTCTGGTATCAGATGGTCGGGCGCGCCATCCGTCCCTACACCGGAAAGCTCGGCTGGATCGTCGATTTGGGCGGCAATTACGAGCGTTTCGGCAAGGTGGAGGACCTGGTTATGAAACCGGCGCCGGAAACCGGCCTGTGGGCCATTTTCAGCGGCGAACGCCAGCTTACCAATGTCTATACGAACAGGGAGAGGTAGAGGTTATGGCACGGTGGATAAAGATATACGACGGACTGCTTGACTGGGGCTGGCATACCAGGCCCGAGATGGTCAGCCTATTCGTGCATCTGCTTCTGAAGGCGAACGTCAAGGACGGCCATTTCGAGGGGTTTGAGGTCAAGCGCGGCCAGCTCGTCACCAGCAGGAAGGAGCTTTCCATCCTGACGGGCATTTCTGAGCAATCCATTCGCACCTGCATCAATCATCTGAAAAACACTGGAGAAATCGCTATAAAATCAACCAAGCGATTTTCTATTATAACTATCTGCAAATACGATAGTTACCAAGCCAAAAAGGAGAGCGCCAACCAGCCGACTAACCAACAACCAACCAACAACCAACCAACACCTAACCAACGCCTAACCACAAGTATAGAATATAAGAAAGAAGAATATAAGAGAGAAGATATAAATAAACCTTCTTCTTCTTTATCTTCATCTCCCTGGGCGGATCTGACGCCCGCCGAACAAAAAGAAGAAAAATTTTTATTTTTTGAAATTTTCTTTTTCAAGAATTACAACCAGCTGAACGAGGAGGTTGACAGGTTCGTAGCCGCCAACAACTCGACACTCTGGACAAGGGGAAACGGCAAGCCATACGCCACGCGCGCGCAACGTGTAGCGCTGGCCGAGCTCTGGAAGCAGAAACCGGCGCAGGATCCGAGAATCCGTATCAACGGGTTCCTCACCGCCTGGAAAAGATGCTACGAGCGCTGCAAGTCCGAGAGCCCCGACATCGCGAAATTCTTCCTCAACTCCCGGACAACATGCGAGACCAGCAGGACGGTCGGCCATGACCACGAACTGATGGTGCGCGCCCGAAAGGAGGCGCTTGACTGGCTCGCCCAGGACGACGACCACCGCGAGATGCTTCTGGGGCCGCTTCGGATGCTCGCCCAGGCTTACGGGAAAGAGGAAATCAAGTTTTACAATCTCAGATGACGCATTATGATCACGAACTTTGAAGACTACACCGCGACGCTCACCACATACGAGCGCGACATGCTGGTCCCGCTTCTTGCGGCCTACCTCAAAACGAGGGTCGGAGCGAAATACGCCGTCCGCAACAAGGAAATGTGCAGGATGTTCACGGAGAAGGGCTATCAGGGCCTCACCGAAGCTCGTGTCCGCAAGTGCATCAACTACATCCGGATCAACGGCCTCGTGCCGCACCTCATCGCCAACTCCCACGGTTATTTCTGCGCCACGAGCATCGAGCAGGTGGAGACCTACATCGAGAGCCTCGACCAGCGCGCGAAGGCCATCTGGGCCATGCGGTCGGCGCTGAACCGCGAGCTGTCCGGCAAACTGTTCCTGTAAATCCACGACAACACAATGAGAAAGCTGCTCTACATCGACCTATTCTGCGGCGCCGGGGGAACGTCCACCGGCGTTGAGGCGGCGACGCTGGACAACCAGAAGTGCGCCCACGTCATCGCCTGCGTCAACCACGACCCGCACGCCATCGCCTCCCATCTCGCGAACCATCCGGAAGCGAAGCACTACACCGAGGACATCCGTACCCTGGACCTTACGACGCTGGTGGAACACACGGCCCGCAAGAGGGCCGAGAACCCCGGCTCGTTGCTCGTCCTCTGGGCCAGCCTTGAATGTACCAACTTCTCCAAGGCCAAGGGCGGGCAACCCCGCGACGCCGACAGCCGGACCCTCGCCGAACACCTGTTCCGCTACGTCGAGGCGCTCAACCCGGACTATATCCAGATCGAGAACGTCCGGGAGTTCATGATGTGGGGCGACCTCGATGAGAACGGCAAGCCAATCAGCAGGGATGCAGGGCGGCTTTACCTCCGCTGGGTGCGCAATATGTGCTCACGCGGCTATGACTTCTCTCACAGGGTACTGAACTCCGCCGACTTCGGAGCCTACACCTCCCGCGAGCGTTTCTTCGGGATATTCGCCCGAAAGGGCCTGCCTATCGTCTTTCCCGAACCGACGCACAGCAGGACTGCGGGCTCCGATTTGTTCGGCGACATGAAGCCCTGGAAGCCGGTGCGAGAGGTGCTGGACCTCGAAGACTGCGGGCGCAGCATCTTCCGCGAGAAGCCGCTTTCCGAAAAGACACTCCAGCGGATTTATGCCGGCCTGATAAAGTTCGTGGCCGGTGGAAAGGATGCTTTCCTCGTGAAGTTCAACTCCATGAGCCGCAAGGGCGTCTATCACGCACCCAGCATCGACGCTCCCTGCCCGGTGGTCGCAGCCCAGAACAGGCTCGCCCTGGCGAAGGTCAGCTTCCTGTCGAAGCAGTTCTCCGGCAACCCTGACGAGAAGAACATCAGCATCGACGGCCCTGCCGGTACAGTCACCTGCATAGATCATCACGCCTTCATTACCGCCTACTACGGGAACGGAGGCAACACGCCCATAGACCAACCCGCGCCCACCGTCACCACGAAGGACCGGCTCGGATTCGTCAAGATGCAGTTCATGGACCAGCAGTACGGCACCGGCCGTCCGGCCTCCATCGAGAAACCGGCCGGGACCGTCACGACCAACCCGAAGCTGAACCTGATTTCCGTCAAGCCCTGGATCATGGACACGAGCTTCGACAATGTAGGCAGCTCCATCGACGAGCCCTCCCGCGTCATCACGGCCAACCACAAGTGGCACTACCTCGTGAATCCGCAGTTCGCCTCCGCCGGCGCATCCATTGACAAGCCTTGCTTCACGCTCATCGCCAGGATGGACAAACGCCCTCCCTACATCGTCACGGCAGAGACCGGTCCGACCATCGTCGTATATGACAACGACAGCCCGATGACGGTCAAGATCAAGGAGTTCATGTCGATGTACGGAATCAGCGATATCTGCATGAGGATGCTCAACATCACCGAACTGAAGAAGATTATGGGCTTTCCCGGCGACTACGTGCTCGTGGGTACCCAGACTGAGCAGAAGAAATACATCGGGAACGCGGTGGAGACGCACATGGCCTGCGCCCTGTGCTCCTGCCTCTCCCGGGAACTCAACCGCATCGCCTCCTGACTATGGCACACTACTACGACGAGAAGACGCCCCAGTGTGAGGGCTGCGGATGGTTCGGGCACGACACATACCCGACCGGGGAGCTGGCCGGTCAGACCTATGAGCGGTGCGGCCTTCACGGGTACATCCTGCACCGGCGGACGGATGAGAGGTGCGAAGACGCCCAGTCTCCCAGGACGGTCGATCTCTTCATCAAGAACCTGGCGAAGAAATCGAAGGTCGCCTACACCTACAACCGCGAGAAGGGCGGGATTGAATTGCCCCGCATAGGGATATAATAATATATGTAATATGATTCTTTTACAAAAATTCTGACAATTGTTGCAAATGTCAAATAATAGTGTTACATTTGCCCTTGAAACGACAAACGAACGTATTACATGAAACGGATCAACACAAAGTATTACATCGACTACATCTGCAAGAACGTAGGTGGCAGCATCGAAGCCTATCATCAGCTTGTCAGGGCGAAAGACGAAGCAATCCTGTACGCGAACGAGAGCCTTGACAACGTATTTCTGCACTGCTTTCACGCAGGTATCAACAAGAGCAACGTAACGATTCTATGACACACGCGCACATCACCCGAAACGAAGACGGCAAGTTCAATGTCCAGCTGCTCGTAGATGGCTGGTATTGCGGCCGTGGCCGGTTCTGCCGGTCCATCGAAGAAGCGAGGGATTACGCAAACAAGGTGGCCGACTACACGGTCGAAGACCTGCCAGAGAACGCGCAAGTATATGTCTATTAAAACCATATCAAGATGAAAGAAAAAATCGAAATTGAAGTCTCCAGGCTTCGCGAAATCTACAACGATGGCGACGCGGCAACCCGGTCGCTCCTCGAAAGCCTTTACGGCAGCGAGATCTTCCAGCTCTCTGACGAAGAAATGTACAAGAAGCTCCTGCTGCTCATTGAGGACTACGGCACTACCGAGCTTCTTGTCTGGGCCGAGAAGCGCGTCCAGATAGACGAGGCTCCCAAATCTTCCGCCGTGGCTCCCTGGCCGGTCAAGGATCCGGACGGCAAGGTCATCGGCGTAGGCGTTCCCATCATCAACAAGGTTTTCTTCTTCGACGACATCCCCGAAGATGACAAAGAAATGACCTGGGACGATGCGATGGCATTCGCCAAAGAGCGCGGACGTGAACTGCTCCCGAAGCGAGAACTGATGTTCTGCTTCTTCTTCAAAGACGAAATCAACGCCATCGCAGAAGAAGCCGGTTATCCGGACTTTCTGCATGGATGGGTCTGGAGTTCCACCGAGTACAGCACCACCCTCGCTTGGTACGTGAGCTTCGATTCAGGCTACGTCAACTACTACAGCTACAAGTATAACACCATCGGCGTCGTCCGGCCTGTGGCAGCATTATAACCTTTGGCCTTTTACCTATGCCCCGGACCGTTTCAGGGGACGGGGCATCATCCACAACAACAACCGTACATGAGCAAGAGAAAAGACAAATACATTGAGTTCCTTGAGAACAAGATGGCAATCAGCAGCCAGAGCGGGTTTGATATCCGCGAGGACGAGCTGACCCCTTCCCTGTACCCACACGTCCGCGATACGGTAAGATGGGCTATTAGGGGGGGGCGTCGTGCAATCTTTAGCAGCTTCGGTATGCAGAAGACGGTCACACAGCTTGAAATCCTCCGGATCATCATTTCCCGCGAAGGCGGGAAGGGCCTCATCGTCTGCCCCAAGCGGGTAGTCGTGGAGTTCGTCGAGCAGGGCCGCAAGTGGCTGGGCCTGGATGTCCGCTACGTCCGCACGATGGAGGAGGTCCGGGCCTGCCCCACGGACATCATGATCACCAACTATGAGCGCGTCCGCGACGGGGAGCCGGGTGTCCGCATCGACCCCAACTACTTCATTGCGACATCGCTCGACGAGGCTTCCGTCCTCCGTGGCTACGGGACAAAGACCTTCCAGGAGTTCATGCCCCTGTTCTCGGGCGTGAAGTACCGCTTTGTCGCCACGGCAACACCGTCCCCGAACCGCTTGAAGGAGCTCATCCATTACAGCGGCTACCTGGGCGTGATGGACACCGGCCAGGCCCTGACGCGATTCTTCAAGCGCGATTCCACAAAGGCCAACAACCTCACACTCTACCCCAACAAGGAGACGGAGTTCTGGCTGTGGGTTGCGACGTGGGCCCTGTTCCTGACGAAGCCCTCCGACCTTGGCTATCCCGATGACGGCTACGAACTTCCGGAGCTTCGCGTACACGAGGAGGTCGTCAGCGTGGACCACTCGACGGCCGGCGCAGACCAGGACGGGCAGATCAAGATGTTTCGCGACGCTGCCCTCGGCCTGAATGCAGCCGCGAAGGAGCGCCGGGACAATATGCCGGAGAAGATTGCCCGCGTGGTCGAAATCATCAACCGGCCCGAAAATCGAGACGACCATTTCCTGCTCTGGCACGACCTTGAAGATGAGCGTCACGCCCTCTGCAAGGCCATCCCCGGATGCAAGGCCGTCTATGGCTCCCAGGACGAAGATGAGGCCGACAGGAACGTGCTGGACTTCAAGAACGGCGACCTCAAGTACCTGGCCGCGAAACCGGAAATGCTTGGAGAGGGGTTGAACTTCCAGTACCACTGCCACAAGGCCATCATGTTCATCGACTACCGCTTCAACGACAAGTTCCAGGCGATCGCGCGAATCTACCGCTTCATGCAGACGCATCCCGTGGATCTGTACCTCGTCTATGCCGAATCGGAGCAGGAGATTTACAAGAGCTTCATGGCGAAGTGGGCCCAGCACGAGAAGACGGTGGAGAAGATGGCCGACATCATCCGGACGAACGGCCTGTTCGGTCTGGACGTGAAGCAGAAGCTCATGCGGTATATGTTCTCCCAGAGGGACGAGGTGAAGGGCGAGACTTTCACGGCCATCAACAATGACAACGTGCTCGAATGCAAGACGATGAAGGATTGCTCCGTGGACCTTGTTGTGACCTCCGTCCCCTTCTCGAACCACTACGAATACACGGCCAGCTACAACGATTTCGGCTTCAACACCGACAACGACGAATTTTTCAAGCAGATGGACTTCCTCACGCCGGAACTCCTCCGGATCCTGAAGCCCGGCCGTCTCGCCTGCATCCACGTCAAGGACCGCATCCTGTTCGGGAACGCCACTGGGGACGGTATGCCGACCGTGGACCCGTTCAGCGACATGTGCGTATTCCACTACATGAAGCACGGCTTCCGCTACATGGGGCGCATCACCATCGACACGGACGTCGTGCGCGAAAACAATCAGACCTACCGCCTGGGCTATACGGAGATGTGCAAGGACGGCTCCAAGATGGGCGTCGGTTGCCCTGAATACGTCCTGCTATTCCGCAAGCTGCCGACCGACACGACCCGCGCATACGCCGATGTGCCTGTCGTGAAGGACAAGAAGGAGTACAGCCTTGCCCGCTGGCAGATCGACGCGCACGCCGACTGGAAAAGCGACGGGAACCGGCTGATTACCTTCGATGACGTCCGGGGTATGGACATCGGCGGCATCCATCGCTATTTCCGTAAGTTCTCCGAGGAGCATATCTACAACTACGAGGCCCACGTGGCATTCGCCGAGATGCTGGAGGAATACGGACGGCTCCCGAAGACGTTCATGGCCGTGGACCCGGCCAGCCATAAGGACCACATCTGGGATGATGTCGTCAGGATGCGCACCCTCAACTCCCGCCAGTCGCAGAAGAACCTTCAGATGCACGTCTGCCCCTTGCAGCTGGATATAGTAGAGCGCTTGATTGAGCGGTATTCCAACAAGGGCGAGGTCGTGTTCGACCCGTTCGGCGGCATCGGGACGGTCCCCTATTGCGCCGTCAAGATGGGCCGTTTCGGGCTCTCTACGGAGCTTAACGCCGACTACTGGAGGGATGGACTGATTTACCTGCGCGAGGCCGAATCCGACCGCCTTTCCCCCAATCTCTTTGACTTTATCGACAACCAATAAAACAGTTTCAAACCATGAAAGCAATTATCGCAATTCTCATTCTTGCACTGGCCGTCGTGTCCGTGCTCCTGTATCTCAGGACGAAGCAAGTGAAATCCCTGACATCCGAGTACGAAAATGCCCGGAATCAGTGCGACAAGATCGCCGTCGAGTACGCCAACTACAAGAGGCGCTTTGTCCGCCTGTGTGCAGGAAGGCCGAAGAACCTGACCGCCCAGGCCCTCGCGATGAAGTTCTCCAACCTTCTGGACGGCTTCTTCACCGTGGACGGAGACAACTGCTACCTGGACGTAATGACCCCCCGAAAAGAGCGATGAAGACAGCGACGTTCATTGAGAAAGTACGCAAGATGCGGGAGAACCAGAAGGTCTATTTCAGGACCCGCCAGGCGTACTACAAGGACGAGAGCATCCGCCTCGAAAAGGAGGTGGATGCAGAGCTCGCCCGCCGGGAACCCGGCCTGTTTGACGACGGCCGTGACGAGAAGATGCGCCGGCAGACGCTGTTCTGGCTGAAAGCCAAGCGCGGGCAGCTTGCGCAGGAAGGGCAGAAGACCGACATGATTGATGCGGTCATCGAATGGAACGAGGAACAACTTAAAGCAGAAGAAAGATGAGTTTCAAGGAAGAAACCAGGCAAGCTGCCGAAGCGGCATGGGCGCAGATCAGCATCACCAACATGGACGATAATGCCCTCCAGATGTTCGAAGCGGGAGCCCGCCACGAGTTGCAGAAGCAAACCGCCAGCGAATACTGCGGCCACCGCAAGCGCACCCCGAAAGAGATTCACCAGGAACTGTTCAAGGACGTTCCCCTGGAGGAATATGGCGAGAAGCTGCGCCTGCTTGAAGAACTGATGGCCGGTTGTACCCTGGAGATGCTTCACTACAAGACCGAGCTCTACAAGCGCAACACCCGCGAGGTTGAGGACTTCAAGCGCCGCTATGAGGAGGACATGAAGAAGAAGGTCGCCAAGGCGCGCGCCGAGGCCATCGGTGTCCTGGATGCGGTTGCCGCGATGCTCAACAATTCCGACGGCGGTACGCACCGTATGAAGGAGTTCTACGCCCGGTCCATGATCCGCTTCATCAAAGACGCGAAGGTCAACCTTGAAGCGGAGTTCTCCACCGATGATTTACCGTTCTGACTATGGATAAGGACCAGAGAAAGGCAATCCGCCAGGACATAGCGAAGTCCACCATTCCCGAGCAGCTGAAGGTGTTGTACCTCATGGCCAACGCCACGGAGATACTCTCGCAGCAGTCGTTCCAGCGCATCCGCGCCGTCTTCGCCCGGCACGGCCTGGTGACGAAAGAGAACGACCTTCTGACCGGTATCAACCAGTATTGCAAGCTCATCAAGATGGCCTCTTTCCAGTTCTTCAACAGGATTGACCCGCAGATCATCAACGCAACCTGGGGGATGAACCGGGACGAAGACAATCCAGATGCTCCCGGGAACACCGGCGCGCTCGACGGGTTCAACGAAGACGCCAACGAGATTTGCCGCCTGGTCCTGCTCTACATCGACCGCACGGCCAGAAACAACGAAGCCTTTGCGAAGGTATTCAAGACGCTCCGGCAGCTTCCGTCCGCCGGGCTGATCAACGACAGTGATATTGCAAGATTCAAAATGAAGTGATATGAAAGAAGAAACCATTACCAAAGTTCTTGAGGTCCGCAGGGCCATCAACGAACAATACGTCCAGCTCCTCTACATCGAAGCGGAGACGGAACAGGATGAAAAGGACCTCGCCACTCTCAAGGGAATGCTCTCCGGCGCCCGTGGGGTCCTGGAGGGATATGCAGAAAGACTTATCAAGGAATCCAGATAGCCATGAAAGTAGCAAAAGCCGACAAAGATGAGTTCGCCCTGGTGGCCGGGTTCATCAACCCTATGGAGGCATTATTCGACACAAGAGGCTTTTTCTCGCAGGAAGAATGCTGGAGGGACTGGAATGATGACGACGAAGACAAGAAGTTACTTCTGGAGATTGAGGAAGAACTGAAATACTCAGAGGGCGATCCTGTGGATAACCGCCTCATCCTGTTTGAGTTCATCAAGCGCAAGTGGCGCAAGGCGAATCATCACGGCTCCTTTGGCCGTATCGTCTGCGACTGCGAGGTGCTGATTGACAATGTATGCGACCCGGACCTGGACTATCTGGAGTACAAACCGGAGATCAAGGCTGCAATAGAACTATACGAGAAATCAAAATGAAAAAGTACGCATTGATATTCAAGTGCCCGACCTGCGGGAAGGTCGTGAAGGCCATCGCCTTCAATATGCTGGCAAAGCGTGACATCGCCGCCGAGTGCGCGGCTGATATCCGTGACAGCCTGGAGCACCAGCTTGTGCCGGAAGTCATCGAGAATCCCGAGAACAACTTCGAGTGGTGCGACTGCAAACCGGAGCCATGACCGAGAAGTTTATCAAACGACACTGCGAGAACTGCGAGTTTCGCATCTGGGACCCCACGGACGGCAAGATGCTCGGATGTGGCGAGATCGACGACGAAGGAGGGCGCTATACCGAAATAGAGCATCTGGAATACTGTAAAAAAGGATGGAAGAAATGAATACGAGTGAATTGCAAATCGGAGACTGGGTGTATAACCACCACCACAAGAAGAATATCAAGATTACGCCATACGACTTCTTCACGCACGGGCATTTGAACGGATACCAGTTTGTTCGGGAGAATGCGCAACCCTGCCTTGGACGAGACCTTGAGCCTATTCCTATCACGGCAGAGATCCTGGAGAAGAACGGCTTTATCCGCAAGCATCCCGAATCCGAGAAGCGCGCATACTGGATCCTGCGCGTTGCGGGAGGGAACATCAAGGTGAAGCGCAACTGGGGGTATTTCTACTTTGAAGTGACCGGCACGCCGCTGGAGATGGGAATGTTCCTCCCGCACTTCGAGGGCCACCTGGCCTTTGTCCATGAATTGCAGCACGCCCTTCGGCTATGTAGGATTCAAGACGAGATAAAGCTATGAAGAAGATCATGTTCACCGACGACCTGACGAAGGCCGTCCTGGAAGGAAGAAAGACCATGACGCGCCGCATCATGGCCGTCCAGACCGACGATATGTGCGCAAAGCTCCAGCTTGACGAACAGGGCCGTTTGTATTGGCGGCTGGCTGGCGATGCCGGTTTTCCCGAAGGTGGCCGATTCTTTCGTCCGCCTTTCGAGGCGAACACCATCGTCGCCCTGGCACAGCGGTACTCCGACATCGTAGTCCAGGACCCCAGCCTCGAAGACGTGCTCAACAAGCGCCTGCACCTCGAAGACGCTCCCGGCTGGAGCAACAAGATGTACGTCGCATCCGAGCTGATGCCGCACCAGATCCGCGTCAATTCCTGGAGGGTCGAGCGCTTGCAGGACATCACCGAGGAGGACTGCCTGCGTGAAGGCATCTACGAGGTACCGTTCTGCGCTTGGGGCTGGGAGGATAATGGCGCGAACTTCGAGACGCCGCGCGAGGCGTTCGCCGCGCTCATCAACCTGATTTCAGGCAAGGGCACCTGGGAGCGCAACCCCTGGGTGTGGGTGTTTGACTTCAACCTCGTCCGATAATGAGAGATATTCATTGCGGCCAGTGCGGGAAGTTCCTGTTCTCCACCGATAAGCCCGACGGCGCCGCAGCTGCCGAGGCTTCAGATCATGGCGTCATTTCCAAGATGCCACTCTTGTTTGGCATTCCTGGAGTATTCTTCTTCTGCGGAAAGGATTGTTGCAAGCAGTGGTTTCAAGAGCACGTTTCCGAGCAGGAGAGAAAGGACGGCAATGAGCGCCTCCAGAAGGTCAAGGATTCGATGGAGGCAGGGAAACCGGCTCTTATCGCCGGGTTGCAGCGCATCCATCAGGCCGGTGAGAGATTCAAGAGCCTTAACCCGCATATTCGTTCCGAAATGACGAACGGCAGGCGCTACTATATGCCGGTCGTCAATGGGCGCGACATTTCTGAAACCTGGTTCTTCACGAAAGAGGGGGCGATGAGAGAACTTATGAACTATCTGAAAAACAGCGTTTCCGTCAAGGGCGTCGAAAAATAGACCGGAAAGTAATATGGGAATCCAATTCGCTAAACCCGGATTCGAGTACACCGAAGAATCCATCCGCAAGGTCCTGAACGTGGAGTACCTGTCCAATCCGAAGTACCTCGTCCACAACCTCTATGTGTTTGAGTGGGAGAGCGACTACCTCGCAAGGACCAGGTCCGGGTACTGGTATGAGGTGGAGATCAAGATAAGCCTGTCAGACTTCAAGAATGACTTCAAGAAGAAGGAGAAGCATGAGACATTGAGGACAGGCAGGTATCAGCCGCGATGGGGCATCTACCGAGTTGACGGCCTTCGTCCGAACTACTTTGCCTACTGCGTCCCGGAGCCACTTGTCGCCAAGGTGGAGCGCCTCGTCCCTGAATATGCAGGTCTTTTCGGCGTGAGCGAATATGGCCATCTCATCCAGCACAAGGGAATGCCGCGACTGCACTCCGAGAAATTGACCGATGAGCAGCTCAAGCTCGCAGAGAAGTTCTACTACAACTGGGCGGAGCAGGTCAGGAAAAACCGCGAGCACGATGCGATTGTCAAAGAGTTCCAGAGGGAAATATCCTTCCTGAAAGCAGAGTTCAAGGCCGCAACCGGCTATGATATAAGAGAATGCTATTAACAAAACACATCTATGGAAGTCAAACTTGAAGAAATTTTATTCGGCGTCGTCAAGGCCAGCGAGAACGCAACAATGTTCGTTTCCGGCATCCGGGGAGAGCGTGACTTCGCGGCCTGCGTCCAGACGCTTGAAAGGGCCATGCGGGAAAACTCCTCCATCCGTGACCTCGTAATCTTTTCCATCATCCCGGTGCTCCACGAGAACCGCGAAGCGATGGACCGCTACACCCAGGCAGAGCTGGCGTACATCGACAGCGCCAATGAGAACCGGCCGAACATCCCCGGTACTGACAACAAATTCAAAAGCTGAACGATATGGAAAAAGATACCATCATCCTGAACGATGAGACCAAGGACATGATCCGGTCGGTCGTTTTCGCAGACCGCCTCACGTCACTCATCAAGACCATTACCCAGAGAGGCGGGCTCCGCACCATGATACGGGCCAGGGCGCTTGCCCTGACCGATCTGAAGGGTCGTGGGCTTCTTGAACCGAAAACCTTCGCAGAGAGCTACATCGCGGTACTGGAGAAACGCTCCGACCTTCCCAGAAGCCGCCGCGACGTCATCGAAATGCTCGGGAACACGGTCCTGGACAGCATCGCCCCCGGCGGAAAGTGGGAGGAGCAGAAGGGTTGACGGCTATGGATATCTCGAACTTCAAGCGCCAGTCCTTCGACTACATCATCGGCATCGACCCCGACGTCGATAAGAGCGGCATTGCCTTCATCGAGAGAAAGACCCGGCGCGTCACAGTTGACACGCTCCCGTTCCCGGACCTCATCGAGACCATCGTCAGGACGCGGGACCTGGTGAAGGAGCAGGGCGGCAACCTTCTCGTCGTGATGGAAGCCGGATATCTGAACCGGAGCAACTGGCACCTGGACCCGAGAGACAGCAAGGCCGTAGCCGCCGCCAAGGGGGTGAGCGCCGGCCGGAACCATCAGACCGGCCACCTCATCGCCGAAATGTGCCGCCACTATGGCGTGGTGCTCCAGGAGGCCCGCCCGCTCCCAAAGAGCTGGCACGGCCCCGACCGGAAGATCACGCACGAAGAAATCACGTACTTCATGGGGCCGATCCGGCACACGAACCAGGAGGGACGGGACGCCGCCCTTCTGGCATGGATTCACGCCGACCTCCCCATAAGGGTAAAGCCAATCAAATAAACGCGAATTATGGAAATAGACATCAAGAAACTCAATGAGTTGAAGGATATCCGCAAGCGCCGAGAGGAGCTGGAGCGCCTGGAGCATGAGCTGGTCCGGCCGTCCGTGACGGATTTCGGGCAGCTCTCCGAAATGTACCAGCACTTCCGCGACATCCACGTCGTCCGCAGGCGCGGACGCGAGAACCGGTACGTCGTGCGGAAGCAGTTCATCTTTATCGCTGTCTGGGCCTTCTGCCCCGGCGCACTCATCGGGACGCGCCCCCCGAAGCGGTTCCGTGCCGAGCTGGCGAAGGTCATGGGCCTCAAGTCTCCGCAGATCATATCCGAGGAGCTCAAGGACCTGCTTTTCTACTACACCACATACACGCAATTCCGCACCGAAACCGACCTGAAGTACCGCATCGTCCTCGAACGTATCCAGGAGAGCGACGGCGGACAACAAGAAAGCCGCCCTGAAGGTCAGGACGGCAACTGATTATCTTTCCTATCTCGGGCTATTCCTCCGGCCGGACATCTCCGTCGCCGGGGGCGCTTTTTGTCTCCACGAACTCCCGCAGCGCATCCATCCCGAAGAACGGCAGCACCTTCTCGCCGTCCTTCACGAAGGCGATGAGTTCATCCTTCCCTCCATCCTTCGCCCCTGCCGGGTCGCGGAAAAGCTCCGTCACCGGCACGCCGATGGCGTCGGCGATCTTCTCCAGCTGGCCGACCGGATTCCTGTCCCCCTGTTCGCAGTAGTAGTAGAGCGTCTGCCTGGTGACGCCCAGCCTCGATGCGAGATCCTGAAGGGCGACCCCGTGAGCCTTCGCCACCTCCTTGATGTAGATTTTCATTGCGCTGCGCTTTATCACCGGCAAAAATAAAACTTTCCGCTGACTTTTGCAACGGAAAGCTATTACAAAGCACCTCCGGACGGCCGGAAATGTAGCAGGTATGTATTACTTCTCGACTGTCTTCGGGTCGGTGTACATTCCGAACTCCTTCCCGTTGAGGGTCCCGGAGAATGATTCGTTCCAGATGTACTTGACCTGGATGCGCAGCTGCTTCGGGAGGATGTCGTCGGCCGTGTCGTAGCTGATGGTGAGCTGGTCGTCCTTGTATTCCCACGAGAAGCCGAGCGTCTTGTATGACTGCGATATCCGCGTCATGGAGGGAACGTCGATGATCTTCTGGTAATAGACGTCGTTCTTCCCCTTCCCGCCGGAGAAGAAGGACATCTTGTTGATGAGGTTGTAGGTGTGCTCCCCGGTGCTGATCTGGCTACCGGCCACGGTGATGAACTCCTCGACGGTGTAGGTCTCGCCGGAGACGGAGTACCAGGTCTTGCCGACGAGGTTCGCGGTCGGGTCCTCCTCCGTTCCGGTCTTGGTGCAGCCCGCGATGATGGCGAGCACTGCGAAGATGACGGATAACTTCTTCATAAATGTCTCTGGTGTTGGTTCCCACAAAAGTAGCGATTATTTGCCGGACTGCAATGTGACGGATATCTCCGCTCCGCAGTTGGGGCAGGTGAAGGTGTTGCGCCTGGGCGCGAAAAGCTCCGACACTTCGACGTCCAGGGCCTCGGCGATCTCGGTTAGCTTCTTTAGCGACGGGTTGCCGGTCATGTTCTCATAGAGCGACTGGTAAGTCACTCCCATCTTCTTCGCCAGGGCTTGCAGGGTGATCCCCTTCTGGCTGCAAATCTCTTTGACTTGTAACATAAGGATATTATTTGATGTCGCAAAGGTAAGAAAGAATTTCAATATATCAAATTACCCCCTTATAATATAGGTATAAAAATAAATGTAAAATTTTATACGAAAAATTTGTTTATATCAAATAATACCCTTATATTTGCCCTTGAAAGATAAGGACAAACACTTATAAACGCGAAACATCATGAAACTGATCACGAAAAAGATTGAGAAAGAGTTTGAGAAATACCCTCTCTATTCTCAAGAGAACAAGAGCGAGAAACACGCTATCTGCAAGTTCTTCAATCCCTATGGCATTGGGACCTGGATCGTCTATGAGGCTGAAAGACAGGGCAACGATTGGCTTTTCTTTGGCCTTGTAGAACTGCAAGAAAAAGAGCTGGGTTATTTCACCCTCTCACAGTTGCAGAGCCTCAAAACCCGCTGGGGCACGCCTATGATTGAAAGAGACCTCTATTTCAACTAATCATCAGAAATCCACAACAACTTAAAAACGCGAATATCATGGCACATTTTTTTGACGAAGTACGTGCAATCGTTCTGAACAAGGGCACGAAGAAAGAGAAGATCGAAAGGCTTCAGAAAGAGCTGAAAGTCACCCGCTACGAGGCTGAAACCTTCTACACGCAGCTGTCCCCTATGCTGTCAATCATCAGGGCGACGACGACCCGCCCGGCGGGCGCAAGGCTGCGCTTCACTATGGGCGTCGAGATCGAGTGCTTCGGCATTGACCGCTACGCCATCAAAGCCGCCATTGAGCGGCGCGGCCTCAAATCCCACATAACCGGCTACGACCATCGCGACAGCAAGGACAGCAACAAGCTGGGCTACGACAGCAGCATCAGCGGCGCGGATTCTTGCGAGGTTGTAAGCCCTATCCTAAAAAGCCTCACCTCTCTCGAAACCGTCTGCCAGGTTATCAACGAGGCGGGCGCGCAAGTGAACAAGTCTTGCGGGCTTCACGTCCACCTGGGCGCTGAAAAGTTCACGGTCGAGCAGTGGTGCCGGATCATCCTGAACTATGCCGCCATCGAGGGCATCATCGACAGCTTCATGAGCCGGTCCCGCCGGGGCGACAACAACGGCTACTGCATGACTATTAAGGGCACGATTGAAACGAACATCTATGCCATCTATGAGAACCTTCGCAGAGGCGGACACCATACCATCGGCGACATTCAAGAGGCGTTCGACAATGACCGCTATCACAAGGTCAACCCTATGGCATATAGCAGCCACAAAACCATCGAATTTAGGCAGCACGGCGGTACGACGGACTATGAGAAGATAAAGAACTGGATCGGCTTTCTCACGGCGCTCGTTTCGTGGTCCATCAATCACGAAGAGCTTATTTCGGGCTGCAACACCATCGACGACCTGCCCTTCTTGAACCGGGCGCAAAAGAAGTTCTACAACGGTCGCAAGTCTCACTTTGAAATCTTTGGATAACATGTGCATCATCATAGCAAAGCCGCAGGGGGTCGAGTTACCCCCTGCACAAACCATCTACAACTGTGCCCTTCACAACCCGCACGGCTTCGGGTTCGCTACGGTCGAGGGCGTTTACAAGACTATGGATTTTCGGGCGTTCTACAAGCGCCTGCAAGAGGTCGTAAGTCCGGACATCGCAATGATCCTGCACTTTCGGATAGCTACGCACGGCTCACTGAAACGGGCCAACTGTCACCCTTTCAGAGACAGCGAGACGGGCGTTTCTTTCGCCCACAACGGCGTCCTGGACATCGAGCCGTACAAGGACATGACTGACAGCGAGACGGCTTTCAGAGGCTTGTACGTGCCCCTTATCAGAGAATACGGCCTGGATTCGGACGAGTTGCGCTACGAGGTACACGAGACGATAGGCTTTTCGCGTTTTGCCTTTCTCGGGCCGGATTCGCAGCTGCGCCTTTTCGGCCACTTCTTCAAGTGGCGCGGGTGCGCGTTCTCGAACCAGAGTTTTCTATGATTCTGGGGCCGTCTGGACGGCTTAAAACAGGCTTTCAAGTCCAGAGCGTCCAACCGGTCCCGGGCCGGTTGGGGTAAGCGAAAAACAAACTGAAACGGTATGAAAAGAGAAGATTTGCAGATGATCATGCGCCTGGCTTGGCGCTTCATCAAGAGAAACGGCTACACCAAGAGCGAGGCCCTCAAAAGGGCTTGGCTGAACTGGCGCCTTTTGCAGGCCATGAGGGTCGAGGTCGTCGAGTTCTACTATCAGAAGACGGACGGCACGCTTCGCCAGGCGTTCGGGACCCTTCGCGCGGACCGCATACCCGCGACGGCCGGGACCAAGAGGCCGGTCGAGAACTGCCAGAACTACTTCGACACGGAGAAGGATGACTGGCGTTGTTTTCGCAAGTGCAACCTCGTTCACGTGGGCCGCATAAACGCATAATTTCTGACAATTCAAAAGAAAGTCAGATTTTGAAACACTTTATAAACAGGCTATTTTTGTGCGTGGGCTACCTTTGTGACATTCGCGGGGTAGAGCAGTCGGTCAGCTTGTCAGTTTTACTTGCTGAAGGTCGCCGGTTCGAATCCGGCCCCCGCTACAACGGTAGCCGTAAAAACGTAAGGCAATGAACGTATTGACATTATCCATCAAGCAGAATTTCTTCGACGAAATCCTGTCAGGCGCGAAAACGCAAGAGTTTCGCGAGATCCGGCCATCTTCGCAGGCCCGCTATTGCGAGGTTGACGATGAGGGCTACGTGGTCGTGAAAGACGGCATCATCGTGCCCCGGCACTACGACGCCATCAAGTTTCTCACAGGCGCGTACAACAAGGGCCCCCGGCCCTGGGCGCTCGTTGAGGTCAAAAAGGCTGAAATCCAGCTTTTCGTGGACGAAAATGATCAGTTCATCGAACTTGAGCAGAACGGCGAAACCTACTACGCTGCACAGGTCGTTTACGACCTTGGGGCGGTGCTCGAAAAATCCTAATGTTTCACCCTTAAAACCAGTCGCTGAGTAAGAACACAGAGAACTACCTTTTCATCCAGCGGTTATCGCGGTGGCCGTCAGGGCCTGACCGATCCGTCCAGTGGCCGTATCAGCAACAACGGCCGCTACACCAACCGCCAGGGCGTGTACCGCCAGATCCGTGGCGCCTTCGGCCTTTCCACCGGTTAGGCCATGACACCGCTCCAGTCGGCAGAAGAAAGTATCGGCATTGTCCGGCAGCAGTCGGACAGTGCGATACTTTTTTTGTCGCTGGGGAAGGACAGCCTCGTCCTCCTGGACCTCATGTACCCGCACTTCGAGAGGATCGTGTGCGTGTTCATGTACTTCGTTCCCGGCCTCGAACACATCGAGCGCTGGGTCAGATGGGTCCAGGTGCGCTACCCCCGCATCGAACTCCTCCAGGTCCCGCACTGGAACCTGACCTACATCACCCGGGCCGGAGTGTACAGCACGCCTAACCCGAAGGTCAAGCTCCTCAAGCTGGCGGATGTCGTCGAGACCATCAGGCTTCGCACAGGCATCCGCCACGTCTTCCTCGGAATGAAGAAGGCGGACGGGATGAACCGGAACCTGATGCTGAAGGGCTATGAGGCGGAGCACTACATCCACGACGGCCAGGTCTATCCGCTTGCAGAGTGGAACCAGCGCGAAATACTCGCCTACATGCGCCAGCACCGCCTTCCGGAGCCCGTCCGGTACAGCCTTTCCGCATCGAACGGCATCGGCTTCAATGAGGCGTGCTTCGTGTGGATGGAGAAGAATTACCCGCAGGACCTGGAGAAGATCTATGCCGTCTTTCCGATGAGCTTCCGGATTATGGAGGAGTACCACTACAAGCAACAAAACCAACCAACAACTGAAAAGGAGACTGCCGAGTAAGACGCAGAAAATCAGTAAACGACATCTACACGCAGCTGGACCGGATCAACCGGGCCTATATGATGCAGCCGACCACTTCCGACTTGCAGAGGAACCGTGGCCGGATGCTTCGTGCCGAAGCAGCTGCCGACCGTTATGCCCGGAACATCGCCAACCAGGCGAGCTATCTGGGTGCGGCGCGTAGCGGTCCGCGCCGGACTGCGGAGGACTTCAACAATGCCCGCCGCAAGGCAGATAGCATCAAATTCTCACGCTCCACCTACATGGGGCTCAATAACGGATAGGAGGGTAGCCGAGTAAGAAGACGCAAATCCGCAAATCAACTCATCAACCAGAGGATCCGGCTCCAGCGAGATATCGCCGGTCGGCTTCACGCTATGGGGACCGACGCCTACGCAGTCCGTAACGGGCGTGTCAATCAGGAGGCATTGAGGCTTGCCAATCGGTACGACAGGGTAACATCTGTCGGTACACGCTATGCGGTGAACGCTCGCAACGCCTCCGGAAGTATGGACCGCCCGGTCTCCCGGTCAACCTATATGGGCCTTAACAACGGTTAACCTATGGCAGAGAAGAAAGAACTCGACCTCTCGATGTTCCCGTCGGAGACCCGGATTGTCTGGCGTTCGGAAATCCATCTTCTCCAAGGACGGGAAGAAGCAGCTCAAGCGCTCGCTCAAGAACTTCGGCGTCATCGGCGGCATAGTCGTCAACGAAGGCACCGGGAACACCGTCGTTTCCGGGCATCAGAAGATCACCCTGCTCGATGAGAAGTACGGCTATTCCGAGGACAATCCCACCGAGAACGACTACCAGCTCAAGGCCGAGTTCATCAACGTGGACGAGAAGACCGAGAAGGAGATGAACATCATGTTCAACAATCCGAACGTCGGCGGATCCTGGGATATGGACGCCCTCGCGAAGCTCGTCCCTGATATCGACTACAAGCGCGCAGGTCTCGAAGAGGCTGACCTGTCGCTCATCGGCCTGGACTTCCTCTACCAGACGGAGGGAGAGAACCAGATCGCCAACGCCCTCGATGACCTGATGGCCCCCGTCGAGCAGAAGAAAGCCGCCGAACGCGAAGCCCGCAAGGCCCAGCGCAAGGCGGAGAAAGAAGCCGCCGCCCGAGAGGATTCCGAAGATGACGATGAAGAGCAAGAGCCCGACCCCGAAGCCGACCGGGCCGCGAAGGTCGCCCACATGAAGGACGTGAAGAAGCAGGTGAAGGAGGCCGCACAGGCCAAGGCCGAGAACATGGACGCCTACGTGATGATTTCCTTCGACACCCGCAAGAGACTCGCCGCCTTCCTCGACCGCTTCGGATTCCCTCAGGACATCCGCTTCATCAAGGGCGAGGAGTTCGACGACATGATTGAGCGCATCGACTGACGGAACCCCTTTGACATGAACCACAACACGCTATGCCCAGACGCCCGAAGTTCGACTATGACAGCGATGCTTTCTACGATCAGATTCTGGCCCTTGCAATGCAGGGCCTCACTGACGCTGAAATAGCATACGAACTAAAGGACGAAACCAATCCTTCAAGACCTACCCTTGGATTAGACCCTACCGTCTTCTCCTGCATGAAGAACGGTAATTACAAGTATTGGACTACTGTTCAGAATGAACGACGTTCAGAACGTATAAACAAAGTCTTAGCAAGAGGGCGTGCGCGCGTGAACAGCATCGTCCGTGGTGCGTTCCTGAAATCTGCCCTCGGTGGCAAGGTCATCAAGACGAAGGTCAAGCAGGCGGTCAAGGCCAGGTGCGGCTGTCGTTTCGAGAATGACGGCGCTCCCGTGAAGGATTGCCCGAAGTGCGGCGGCACCGGCTGGTATTACGTGACGGAGCAGGTGGTCGTTCAGGAGGTCGAACACGAGCTCCCGCCCGACACCCGGGCGCTCTCCAGCTGGCTCTATCATCACGATAAGGACTTCCGCAAGATCGAGCGGAAGATGGAGGAGGATGAAGACAGCATCCCGACCGACATCGAGCAGGGCATCTCCATCGACAAGTGGATAAAGGACCAGATGAACGGCGGCGGGGAGGACGCGGAGAAATGATAGTCCCCCAGCCCATCTACTACCCGATGTACCTGAACAAGGATAAGTTCATCATCCTCGTGACAGGTGGCCGTGGCTCCGGCAAGTCGTTCAACGTCGCGACCTTCATCGAGCGCCTGACGTTCGAGCTGTACCGCGACCCCGTGACCAGGGCCAAGATAGTCCACAACATCCTGTACTGCCGCTACACGATGATATCCGCCGAGATATCCATCATCCCGGAGGTGTTCGAGAAGATTGAGATGGACGGGACGGAGCGCTACTTCAAGAAGACGTCCCGCGACATCATCAACAAGATGACCGGCTCGCACATCATGTTCAGGGGCATCAACACCAGCTCCGGCAACCAGACGGCCAAGCTCAAGTCCATCCACGGAATGAGCGCCTTCGTCTGCGACGAGGCGGAGGAATGGACGTCCGAGGTGGATTTCGAGAAGATCATGTACTCCATCCGAAAGAAGGGGATTCAGAACATCATCTTCATCATCATGAACCCGACGGACAACAACCATTGGGTTTACAAGAGGTTCATCGAGCGCTCCCACCGCATCGAGTATTTCGACGGCGTGCCGGTCCAGATATCGACGCACCCGAACGTGCTGCACATCCACACCTCCTACCTGGACAACAAGGAGAACCTCTCTCCGGAGTTCCTGCGCGAAGCGGAGAACTGCAAGCTCAACGACCCCGACAAATACGCTCATACGTTCATGGGGCGCTGGTCCGACGTGGCGGAAGGCGCGGTATTCAAGACCATCTACGAGACGGACGCCATCCCTCCGTGGGTGCAGAAGCTCGGCATCGGCCTGGACTTCGGCTACACCCACGACCCGACCGCCGCCATCCTCTGCGGGCTATACGACACCAACCTCTACCAGCAGCAGCTCTTTTACGAGCGCGGCCTCAAGTCGAAGGACATCATCGCTCGGCTCCGCGACTACGACCTCCCGGTGTACTCCGACAGCGCCGACCCCCGCCTCATCGACGAGATTGCGATGGGCGGCGTCCAGATCTACCCCGTTGACAAGTTCCCGCAATCCGTCAATGCGGGTATCGACTATATGCAGGGACTGAACCTGTACGTCACCAGCGATTCTTACGACCTCCAGCAGGAATACCACAAGTACGTCTGGGACAAAGACAAAGACGGCTACTACATCAACAAGCCGATAGATGACTGGAACCACGGCATAGATGCCGCCCGCTACTATTGCCTCGGTTGCCTCCTCGGGCACGTGAAGATGCCTCAAAGCTCAGCAATTTATAACAGATAAAAACGCAAGACCATGCCACCAGTAAGAAAGATTGACGAAATCCTTGCGCTCCCTGACATCGGGCAGCGCATAGCGAAGCTCAAGGAGCATCGCGGCCACTACAAGGCTTCCAACCCCACGGAGAACCTCAAGATGTGGGACCCAGAGAAGCACGACATCATGGACAAGGAGAAGTTCCCCGACGAGAAGGTGCTGACCGAGAAGGGCAAGGTCGTCGTGGACCCCATCACCAAGCGCCAGGTCAAGACCGAGGACAAATACGATACGGTCGAAATCAACCGCATCACCCTCCCGCTGGAACAGGACATCATCAACATCCAGACGGCCTTCACCGTCGGCAACGAGCCGAAGGTCATCTGCGAGACGGACGACGATGGAGAGCTGCGACTGCTCAAGGCCCTCAAGTACACCTTCAAGCGCAACTTCATCAAGTACGTGAACCGCAAGGAGGTCCGCGCCTGGCTCGCCGAGCAGGAGGTCGCGGAGTATTGGTACGCCGCCGAGGACACCGACGGCTTCTGGGCGAAGGTGTGGCGGACCCTGACGAAGGTCTTCACCGGGAAGGAACGCGCCCCGCAGCGCCGCCCGAAGTGCGTCATCTGGTCCCCCTTCAGGGGCGATGAGCTCGTCCCGTTCATGGAGAATGACAAGATGACCGGCTTTCTCCGTGGCTATAAGCAGAAGACCGACAACAACACCGAAGTCCAGTGCTACATGTGCATAACCGACACGATGGTCTATGAGTGGCGGCAGACCGGCGGCGGCTGGGAGGAGACGTCCTTCAAGCACGGATGCCCGAAGCTGCCCGTCGTGTACATGTGGCGCTCGGAGATGTACACGAAGAAGATATCCAGGATCCGTGCCCGCCTGGAAAAGAACCTCTCGCAGTACGCCGACTGCATCGACTATCATTTCTTCCCGTACCTCGTCCACTTCGGCGAGGCGACCAACGTCCAGGGCAAGAGGCGCAACCACCAGATTCAGGTCACTGGCTCCAACGCCAAGGCGCCGATGTACCTGACGTGGGACCAGGTGCCGGACACCGTGAAGTTCGAGGTCACGACCGACCTCGACCTCGTGTATTCCCTCACCGGAACGCCCCGCATCTCCTTCGACCAGCTCAAGAACATGACGCCAGCCTCCGGCGTGGCCTTCAAGTTCTACTTCATGGGCGCCCACATGGCCGTGGAGAATCACTTCGAGGAGGTCGGCCCGTTCTTCCAGCGCCGCGTCAACATCGTCTCCGCCTTCCTCGGGGCGATGAACGCCGACCTGTTCAAGCCTTCGCAGTCCGCAGACATCAGCGTCGAGGGCGACCCGTACATGATCGACAACATCTCCGAGAAGGTGACGACGGCCGTGGCCGCTACCGGCGGTCCCGTCTGGACCAAGCGCTCCGGCGTGGCGTTCGTCGGCAACATCGACAACATCGACGAGGAGGTCAAGCAGCTGGAGGAGCAGGAGGAAAAGAAGGTCGAGCTGGCGGCAGCACCCAAGGGCGCGGAGACCAAGCCGAACCCCCAACCTAAACCCGCAGAGAAATAGCCCGACCAAGAGCGTTTTTATCTGCCTGGCGGCTGCATCGGAGACGGTGCGGCCGCTTTGTTTTGTATTCAAATTCTGACATTTCCCGCTATTGTCGGAATTTGCAAGTATCCGGGGAAGGGTGCGCAGCCCTATATCAAATAATTTTGCGTCAGTTACCAAAGCATCATTCTACGCATATGAGGAAAGAAATTCTGAACCAGCTCAAAACGAGATTTTACAAATACGGGTTGAGCGATTCTGTTCTTGAGAAGATTGCAGCTTGGCTTGAGCCGAGCGTCAAGGAGGAAAAGGACATCGAAACCGCCATCAGCGGGGTCGAACCGGTTCTCTCTTTGTTCCAGTCCGGTGAGGACGCGCACAAGCAGGAGAAACTCTCGCTTGAGGCGCGAATCAAAGAACTGGAGAAGCAGGTTCCGAAGAAGCATGAGGGTGATGACGACGATGACGACGACAAGCCTCTGACGAAGCAGGACATCCTGAACATCGTCACCGAGGCCATGAAGCCCGTCAAAGAAAGTCTTGACACCCGTGCTGCGGAGGATAAGGCAGCGAAGCGTCGCGCCGACATCCTGGCGAAGGCGAAGGAATACCAGATTCCCGAGGCCGTCGCCGAGTTGCTGGCCGTGCCCGACGATGCCGATCTCGACACCTTTATGAAGGACAAAAAGCAGGTGCTTGCTGATAACGGGTTCTCAGCCGTGGAGCCGCCCAAGTCGGCCGAACAGGTTGTGAAAACGGAGAATGCGAGCATTGCCGAGATGATCAGCAACGGTACGAAAGCTATTGTTGAACCTTCAAAAAAGTAATCTGCTATGCCCGCAGGATTCAAGTACAATCTCACTCCGGAAGTTGAGATGGAGGAGCGCTACGACGTTCAGACCGGCATCCGCCGTCGTGGACCGTTCGTGCTCGATACCACCAACATTCCGGCCGGGGCCAAGCTCCCTTCGTTCGCCCCTATGGCGGCGGACCTCAAGTATCATAAGGTGAAGCTGGTCCGCAACTTCAAGGTTGTGGAGGCCCTTACAGCCGCAGGTACGACCCTCAAGGTCGCCAAGGGCTGCTTCCCCTACGTAGGTATGAGCATTGGTAACGGCGCGTTCACCGTCAAGGTCAGCGCTGTTGACCTGACGAACTCCGCCTACGATGCCCTCACCATCGCTGCCACCGGCGTGGCTCTTGCGAAGGGCGACGTCCTTTACGAATCCAAGGCCCACGTGCCCGAGATGACCGTGAAAGCTGACGCTGCCAACAACGCCACCACCATCAAGGTGAACACCGGTTCCGGCGCTTACGTCGGAATGAAAATCACCGATGGCACTCACACTGCCACCGTGACCGGCGTCACCACCGGCGACAGCTACGACACCCTGACCCTCGCCGCAACTCTCGGTGTTGCCCTCACGGCCGACACCAGCAAGCTCAACGAGACGGGCGGTCTGGCCCAGAAGGAAGTCGCGAACTCCGCTCTCTACGAGAACTACAAGGTCGATGACCCTTCCGGCATCAACAACGTTGCCCTGCTCCGCACCGCTGCGGAGATCGAGACCGAGAAGCTCGTGATTCCGTTCTCTGCGGCCGACCGCGAGAACCTCAAGGGCTGGTTCCAGTTCAACGACAACGAGTAATAGGAGGAACGCCGTATGCATCTTACTATCGAATCCCTTTTCAGTGACGCCGGCATCGTAGCCGCCATCATTGACCGTATGCTCCAGACCCGCAAGGACAAAATCTACTGGCAGCAGTACCTGACCTTCCGTCAGACCACGCAGCGCGTGTTCAAGTCCTACCTCGGCACCGTGACCGGTGTCATGGCCGGTTCCATCAACTCCCGCTTCGGTGAAAAGCCGATCCGCGAGCGCCGGAACATCGGATCCGGGTACGGCGAAATCGCCTACCTCGGTGACGCCTATCAGATGTCCGTTGACCGCCTCTCCGAACTCCAGGACCTCATCGACAAGTTCAATGTCGCCAAGCCCGCCGACCAGCAGAACGCCCTGAACGAAATCATCGCTTTCGTGATGGACGACTTCCGCCAGGTCTCCCTCGCGGCCCACAAGCGCATGGACATCGTCGTCGGTTCCCTCCTGATGACCGGCTCCGCCGTCGTCAAGAACAAGGACAACCGCACGGACGTCAACACGCCCGACCTCCTGGAGATCACCCTCCCGTTCCACACCCTCACCCCGACTGCTGCACAGTGTATCGTTGACAGCAAGCTGAAGTTCCTCTTCTACCTCCGCGACCTGGTGGCCCAGCTGCGTCCGCAGTTCGGCTCCTTCGAGAAGATGGTGATGAGCCTCGGCACCTTCAACAAGTACATCGTCGGCACCTCGGAGTTCGGCGAGACCTTCAAGTCCCAGCTCGGTAACGACCAGTTCTATCTGGCCACCGGCCTCATCGGCTCCGAGCGCGCCTCCCAGATTCTCCGCACCCTCGGCCTGCCCGGCATCGAGATCAAGGAGGACTACGTGGAGGACCAGGACGGCAAGAATGTCCAGATCTACGCCGACGACCGTATCTCCTTCCTGTACTCCGACAACCTCGGCTCGATGCGTTGGCACACGCCTTACGAGGCGACCGACCCCGTGCCCGGGCGTCAGTACACCCCTTCCGAGGGAGGTATGCTCATCAGCAACTTCCGCGACAAGAACGGCCGTTACATGGAGTACACCGCCGAGTGGATTCCTGAGTTCACCGCGCCGAACAAGATCGTCAACCTCAACCTGGCGACCCTCAAAGCCGCCCTCGACGCTTAATTGAGCGATGAAGGCAGTTCAGTTCATATCGGATAAGGTCAAAGCCTTCGGGATTTCAATCTCGGAGGCAGACCTTGTTGAGGTGAAGCTGAACACGGGTCTGACGGACGAGGACGATGTGACGGAGGACATCATGCCTACCGTCGCTTACGGTCTTACGTTCATCATTCCGCAGCTCCTCGCACGTCCGAGGAGCATTTCCGAAGGAGGCGTCTCCGTTTCGTGGGACACCAAGGGGCTGCGGGATTACTACTCCCTGCTGTGCAAGCAATATGGAATCAAGGATGAGTTGAGTGATAAGGAGGAGGTGACGTTCCTATGATCTACTTTCCGAACGGCTATATCAAGGTGGTCCAGAAGACCGGCGGCGGCTACCAGAACGGCAAGCCCGTCCCAGTGGGCGAGACGCTCGGCGACCTGATTCAGTGCCACTACGAGACGGTTAGAAGGGACAAGAATGGACAAGCCGACGACAGCTATTTCACCAACTCATCTTACAGGGTCCGGATAGAGCTTCAGGAGTTCAGCGCCCAGGACATCGAGCTGTTCCGCAGTGACGGGACAACCTCTCTCGGGCGGTTCACCGTCCAGAACGCGGAGCGACTGGAGCTCGTCGGTCAGGTTCTCATAACAGTCTGACGCTATGCCAATCCGACGGCTGACACCACAACGCAACGAAGAGGACTACGTTCGCCGTCGATTGGATGAGATGGTGACGAGGCTCATCGAGAAACTTGCGGAGATTGCCGAGGAAGCCTGCGATACGGCCAGGCAGAGCCACAAGTACCAGGACCAGACCGGCAACCTGTCCAGCTCCATAGGATATTGCATTCTCAGGGATGGCGAAATCATCCGCGAAGGCGGTTTCAGGATTGTTAACAATGGCGCAGAAGGGGCGAGCAAGGGAAGGGAGTACCTTCACCGGCTTGCGCAGGAGCACACGGAGGGTATAGTTCTTTTGATTGTGGCCGGAATGGAATACGCGGGATATGTCGAGGCCCGTGGCTTCGACGTCCTGGATTCAGCCGAAATACACACACGCGAACTCATCCGCCAGCTGCTCTCGTCCCTCGGGATATAGGCAATGGCAATAAAGGGAACACCCCATATCGAACAGGACATCTACGACGCGCTGGAGGCATTCTTCGGTGCACGTATCGGCGGCTCTCTCTACGAGGGGGACTGCCGTCCGCTCGATTCCAAGGCGGAGGATGCGGTCATCACCGTGTCAACCGCCGGGGCCGGCCAGATCCAGGCGGGAAAGGCGAAGGTCAACATCTACGTCCCCGACATCGACAACGGATCCGGCCACCCGGTCCCGGACAAGGGACGGATTCAGGAGGTCTCCTCATTTGCCGAGCCCATCATCGAAGCGCTCAACGATTCTGATACTGACTACGATTTCGAGTTGGAGAAAGCCCCAAAGGAATACATCAACCACGAGAACAAGCAGCATTTCGTCAACATCAGTATCCAGTTCAATCGAGTAACATTCAATCAATAAACAACTATGCCAAGAAAAATTATGGCCTGGAGCAAGTGCAAGGTCGAGTTCGGCGTTGCGACTGGCTCTTTCACCATGCCGTCCAGCCTCACCAGCTGCGGCATCATCAAGGACAAGTCTGCCGTTCTTGAAGCTCTGGACGGCGACGAACTGTCCGCCGTGGGAACCGGCGGCGAGGAAGTCGGACACGAGGACCTCGAAGGCGGTCTCCAGCTCACCATCCGCGTCATCGAACCGGAGAACTCCCTCCTCACCGCGCTCGGTCTCGGCGCCGTCGCCACCGGGTCCACGGACTACAACGTCAAGACCCACATCCCCGCCCAGAACTTCGGCGTGAAGGTCACTCCGAAGAACGTCGGCGCCATCGGCATTCAGGCCCCGCTGTCTTCTGTGAAGTACAAGCCGGGCTGGAGCGATGCGGACGGCAACTATGCCGACATCATCTTCCGTATCCTGAAGATCGACGAGGAGTCCGACTGGTACACCCGCTTCGTGAAGGCCGCGCCTGCACAGTCAACGCCCTAACAGGTGGCAGGAAAGTCTGATTATGCAGGCCGGGTGATTGGCCCGGCCTGCTTCAATAAGGCGTTATCCGAATGAGAAAGAACAGTATCGAATCCCAGGCCGCAGATGTGGTGTTCAACCGCAAGATGGTCGTCACCGTAGGCGAACGGACGTTCGCCCTCCCCAGGCCGACGATGGCCACGCTCATCGCAGCGTCCGAGGCCATAGCCGAACTCCCGGAGAGGCAGATGGACCCAGAACGACCGCTGACCGAATCAATGGCCGTCGCCACGTCCTGCAAGCCGATAGGCAGAATCGCCGCCATTCTCCTCCTCGGCGCCCGGAAGGGTAAATCCTCATCCCTGCTGAAAGAAGCGCTCTGGCGGCTCAAGACGGCGCGCTACGGGCGGGAATTGCTCCGTTCCCTCACGCCCGACGAGATGAAGGAGCTCATCTTCGGAATCCTCAACGGGGCGAAGGTTGACAATTTTTTCGGGCTTACCACTTCCCTGATCGAAGTAAACCTGCTGCGAAGGTCAAAGGCGGAGGAAGTGGAAAAATAGACAACGACAGCATCTGGGCGGTCATCCTCGGGATGTCGAAGGGCCTCGGGCTCACGATTGACGAGGTTCTCTACGAGTACAGCTATGCGCAGCTCTCCCTGCTGAGCGCGACCCTACCGACCTATGACTTCGACACGTCGGAGGAGAAGCGCAAGGAGGACGAATGGGACGACCGGCTCGATGCGAACATACCAGGTAATTTCACAGTGTAACGATGGCGAACGAAGGTACATACTATGGCATAGGCTTCGACACCTCCGAGGCCAAGAAAGGCGGTCAGATCGTCGTTGATGAGTTCAACAGGATCGGACGGTCCGCTGACGCCGCAGGGAAGAAGATGGACGCACCCTTCAAGCAGATGAAGTATCACGTAATCACGCTTGAGGAGGCTTTCAAGGATTCCCGCGACAACTTCGACGGTACCTTCGACGACCTGAAGAAAGCCATCGTGTCGGCCAAGGGCGTGTTGCAGGAACTGAAATACCAGTACCGCGACACCCTTGACGCCGTGAACAAATCCGGAGATCCCGGGATGTCCAAGATGCTCCGGCAGATCAAGCAGGACATCGACATCCAGGAGGCATCCATCGCCGGTCTTGAGGCGCGTTACAACTCGATGGCCGGTGACACCCTTCCGAGGTTCACCACGCAGATCCGGCAGGTCTCGAACGAGATGATGCGCCTCGCCTCCGAGGGCAAGCAGGACTCCGAGGAATACCAGCAGCTTGAGCAGAAGATGCGCAAGCTCATAGAGGTCCAGCGCCAGTTCACCATCGAGCGCAGCAATATGCTCGCGGGCGCCGGGAACCTGTTCTCCGGCATGGTGAACGGCGTGCAGGGGCTGATGGGCGCCTACACCGCCGCGTCCGGCGTCGTGGGAGCGTTCACCAAGGACCAGGAGAAGCTGATGCAGATCCAGACGAAGCTCCAGTCCTCCATGTCCATCCTGATGGGCCTTCAGCAGATGGCCAACACCCTCAACAACACCTCCGCCTTCCGCATAACCATCGTCACCAAGGCCACGCAGCTCTGGCACGCCTGGAACCTCCGGACCGCGAAGGGCCTGATGACGCTCGGCACGTCGGCGCAGTTCGCCCGTACCGCCGCCATCGGCCTGCACTCCGCTATGCTCCTTCTCGGCGGAGCCGCCATCATCGCAGCCATCGCCGTCATCTCCAAGCTCACGGAGGAGCAGAAGAAAGCCCGCGAGGAGCAGAAGAAATGGCAGGAGCAGGTAGGCCAGAGCGTCGGTTCGCAGCTGGCCGAGTACCGACGCTTGCAGGCAGAGTGGGACCGCTGCAACGGCTCCCTGGAGAAGCAGAAGGCGGTCGTCGAGAAGAACCGCGAGGCTTGGGAGAAGCTGGGCTTCGAGGTCAACGACACCAACGCCTACGAGGATGTGGCCGTCAAGAACTCCGAGGCGGTCGTCAATGCACTCGTCGCCAGGGCGAAGGCCGCAGCTTATGCGTCCCTTGCCGAAACAAAATACGCCGAGGCCATCCAGCTCCGCCTCGCCGCCGAGAACGTCGGCACGAAGTGGTGGCAGAAGATGGTTGTGGCGATGGCCGGTGCCGGTGACGAATACGGAAACGGCGGCATCAGCCCCGAGATGCAGGATGAAATGCTCGCGTCCTTCGCCGAAGGCAATCGGCAGAAGATGCTCGACAAGGCTGAAAAGCTGGAGCAGGAAGCCGAGGACCTCATCAAGAACGGCATCGCCCAGACCGACATAGCCTCCGACCTTCTGAAGGGCCTGCCTACCACCGTGAAGAACACGACCGGCGCCACGGGCAAGACCTATGAAGATGCGCTGGCCGAGATCCTGAAGCAGACCGATAACTTCCGCAAGCAACTCACTGATGCGCAGCGCGAAGGCATTCGCGACGCTTTCAATGCCGAGATGGACATCGCCAAGGGAGTTGAAGACTGGGAGACCTATTACAAGGCCCAGCGCGACCTTGCCAAGTTCAACTATGAGCAGCAGAAAGCGGACGCCCTCGCCGCTTATGAAGCGACCGAAAAGGAGGTTGCTGCCAAGCGTGCGGAATGGCAGAAGAATGGCTGGGACACGTCCGCCCTGGACGATCAGCTGCAAGCCGCCGCCGACCTATACAAGCAGAAGTCCGAGAACATCGAAGCGACCTACACCACCACGCTCCATAAGATTGAGGGCGAACAGAAAGAGACAAACGACCGGATGGCCGAGAAGGAGCGCGAGGCGCTTGAGAAGCGGGCGAAGAACCGCATTGAATACCTCAAGCAGTATGGTACTTTCGAGGAGAAGCTCGCCGCGACCATCGAGGACTTCGATGCCAGGATCGCGGCCTCCGAGGATGAGTTCGAGAAGAAGTTGCTCGGCGCCCAGAAGAATGACGCCATCATGGAGCTGTACCGTCAGTACAGCGAGCTCTACAAGCTCATCTTCGCCGACGTGAAGTCCCTCACCGGAAGTCTCCTCGGAGACGCTATAAAGGCCACGCAGGACGAGATAGAGAAGGCCAAGAACGACGGCAATATCCAGGCCCTCACAGAGCTTTACAAGCGCCTCCAGGCGCTGATGAGCGAAGACGAAACCCGCAATCGCGGCTGGGGCTTTGCCGCCATCTTTGGCAACATCGGAGCCCTTCAGGCCGAGATGGACAAGGGTGTGAAGGCAGACCCGCAGAAGGTCGCCCAGTACCAGAAGAACATCCAGGACGGCTTCAAGGAGGTTGGGAAGGTATTCTCCGAGCTTGGTAAGGAGTTCGAGAAGTTCGACGGCGCCCTCGGCGATATCGGCAAGACGCTCTCCGCATTCGGCGACAATGCCGAGACCATCGGCAAGGCTTTCTCCGGCACGATGTCCAAGTCCGAAGCATGGGGAACGGCCATCTCCGGCACCATCCAGTTGCTCGGCATGGTACTCACCTCCATCGAGGCCAACAAGAAGGCGCAGGAGGAATGGAACCTCACCGTGCAGGAGGCGGAGCAGAAATATCGCCTTCTGCAGCTTGATAAGATGGACTATAAGCAGCAGAACATCTTCGGCGTAGAAAACCCGTACAAGCGTGCCATTGACGGTGCGGTGCAGTACGGATCTGCGATGGAGGAACTGAACAAGCAGGTCAACGCCCTTTCTGCGGGCAAGGTCCAGACCGGCACGAAGAAGGTTGTTGACTGGGGCAATGTCGGAAAGGGTGCGGCCATCGGCACTGCGGCAGGCGCGGCCGTCGGCTCCATTATTCCAGGTATCGGTACGGCCATCGGTGCCGCTATTGGTGCGGCAATCGGACTTGTTACCGGTGCAATCGCCGGCGCATTCTCCACGAAGACCGTTCCGATCTTCGAGACCCTTCAGCAGCACTATGGAGAGCTGTTCGACCCAGAGACGTATGAACTGAACCCGCAGATCATAGCGGACTACAAGAAGCTCGACGATGAAACCAAGCAGATTGTCGATAACTGGGAGGCCATCGCCGCCAAAGCCAAGGAAGCGGAGGAGCAGATCCGGGAGACATTCTCGAACCTGTCTGGCGACATCGGCAAGCAGCTTTCTGATTCCCTCGTTGGGGCTTTCCGCAACGGCGAGCTCTATTCCGCCATCGACGACTTCCATGCCAAGATGACGGACACCATAGAAGATATCCTTGAGCAGCTCGTTTTCTCTGCCACCTTCGGCGCAATGTTCGACCAGCTGGAGGACCGGATGATGAAGTCTTTTGGCGTAGGCGGCGACCAGGATATCGTCGATGACCTCATCTGGATGGAGAACGAATACAAGGGAAAGCTGGACCAGTACAACGAGGCCATGATGCAGGTGCAGAAAACCCTCCGTGGTACCAGCGCACGGCGCAGACCCGTTCGGCCATCACCGCCTCGCAGGATTCCGTCGATGAGAGCAACGCCCGCCTGACGACCATACAGGGCCACACGTTCGAGATGAACGAGAACGTCCGGGAGATCAGGAACCAGCACCTCCAGCTCATCGCCACCACCGCCGCCATGCTTGAGCACGTCCAGGGCATCCACTCCGACACTGCGGAGATGCGGGAAACCCTGAACGAAGTGCGGGGCATAGCCGCAGTCGTGAAGAGCAACGTAGGAACCATCATTGACAGAGGAGTGAAAATGCTATGACAACGAAACTGACCATAGACGGTGTGAACATCCTCTCGACCTACAACGTGACGCTTGAGAAGGATGCGTATGACGAGCTCATCCAGTGGCCGGAGATGCGGTCCGTGGAGGGCAACGACTGGCAGGAGGTGAACGGCTATGAGCCCGACCTCTCCCACCCGGTCCTTGAATCCAGGGACGTGACCTTGAAATTCATCCTGAAGGGCACGATTTCCGAGATTGACACTTTCTACGCTTTTCTTGGCGGACAGCCCGTCCGCTCCTTCACGTTCACCGAGATCGGCCGGACATTCAGCCTTCGTCTCGTCTCGATGCCGAGCATCCAGTACGCCCGCACATTCAAGCTCATGCAGGTGCTCTTTGCGGCGGACAATCCCCTCGAAGGTTGCTCCTCCACTTCTCCCTCTTCCTCCATGCCGGAAAAGAGGGATTACGTCATAGACGGCAGTCCGCTCTCCGACTATGGCATCCGCGTCTTGAGGGGAACCATCAGCTCGGTCATCAAGGGTGCGGACGTCAAGCCGCTGCTCATCCGGCGTTCCTCCGTCATCAGCGGAGCGACTTACGACGAAAACCCGCTCCTGAACGACGCAGACAACTCCTTCGACAGCTCCGAATATGAAACCATCGGCGGATCCATCGAGGGCGTGTCCGCGAACTGGAAGCGGAGCAAGTCCAAGGGAACGGTCACATACAAGGGCCGCGACATCACGCTCAAGTGCCTCATCTGGGATACGACATCGACCGCCTTCCGCAACTACTACGCGCTGCTGTACAACCTCACGAAGGTCAGCGATAGCGCATCTGACCCGACGCTCGCCGGGGCTCGGACAATCAACATACGGGCGCTCGGCAAGAGCTTCAAGTGCTTCTACAAGAACCAGAAGGTAGAGGAGTTCCTTTGCCGGAACGGCCGCACCTGGATTAAGTTCAACCTGACACTCACCCTGTTCCAAGAGGAGGGGAACATAAGTTTTTTTCTCTCAACTGAGGATGGCGGCTTCGTCATCACCGAGGATGAGAAACTGATACCCATTATCCCAGCATACTAAACACCTACGATTATGGCCGACGAATTAGATAGAATACCAATTTCGCAACTGCCCTGGGCAACCACTTTCGATGGCCTTGTGACCATTGGCACGGATGCTAACAACCAGTCCGTGAAGGTGCGGCTCAATGCGGTCGTAAACCCTCCGCGCATCGGAGAGAACGGCCATTGGTACATCTGGAGCATGAGCGCCAACGCCTATGTGGATTCCGGTGTGGTGTCCCGGGGCGATCGCGGCGCCGCATTCACCTATGCGGACTTCACGGCCGCGCAGCTCGAAGCCCTCAAAGGCGTCGGCATCCAGAACTCCGGCGTCAGCTATATCTTGAGCGATAGCGCCAGCTCCATACCTTCCGGCAACTGGTCCTCAAGTGTCCCGGGCATCGTGAAGGGGAAGTACCTGTGGACGCGAACCACACTGACCCTCACGAACGGCCAGACCGTCACCGCATATTCGATTGCGTACATCGCCAACGATGGCGGAAAGGGCGACCCCGGCAATGATGGCGTCGGCATCGTCAGGACCGAGATAAAATACTGCGTCGCCGACAATCAGGAGGCGGATGTCCGTACCCTTGAATGGCAGTCTGATATCCCGACCGTCCCCGTCGGGAAATGGCTCTGGACGAAGGTGATGCTCTACTACTCCAACTCCGACAACTATGCGTTCTACACGAGGACGCAACGGGCCGCATCCGCCTACGAGACTGCCAAGGCCGGAGGTTATACGGGCACCGAGGCGCAGTTCATGGCCCTGCTCGCATCCGTCGCGAATAACACGAACGTCTGGCTCACTGAGGATGAGTACGACGCACTTCAAGAGAAGGATCCGAACGTAACGTACAACATTTACGAGGAGGTCTGATGCTATGATACGAAAAGGTGGAGACAAAGATATGGTTGCCCGCCGCAAGGTGCGGCCGGACGGAAAGACATGGGAGGTGCAGATGGTCTTCCGTGGAGCCCGGCTCGTCTGGCAGGCCATCCGCTCCTGCTTCGGGACCGGCGCCTGGCTGGAGGAACGGCCGTGGCTTGACAGCGACGCCTGGAAAGATTGACAATAGAATTTGAAACAATATGGCAAGAACAATCATTGACCAAGAAATCCAGAGCCTCAGCGTTCCGTGGAACAATTATAAGGGCTCAAGGGTGGAAGAGCGCATCAAGAAATCCTTCGGCGAGAAGGTTGGCTGTACCCGTGTCGTGACAGGCTCGGACGGCACGTCCAACGTGATGGCCGGATTCGCCACAGAGGATGACTACCTGGAGTGGATGGCCCTCTCCGACGAACAGAAGTGGGGCGAGGCCGGTGCTGCATTCCTCATCACTCATGCCACCCTGCCTTCCATCGAGCAGACCGACCTCTATGCCGTCGGCCTCACCCTTCGCGAGACCCCGGCCACTATCCAGGCGTCCGCAGACGTAACCATCGCCGTGAAGGGCACGTCCACCGTCACCTATGCCACAGGTGGAACGGAGCCGGTTCAGGAGGACCTGCAGGTCATCGTGCAGACCCGTACCAGCAGCTCTGCCGCTTGGGCCACGCGCGGAACCTTCAGCGTTGCGGCGAACGACACCAACTGGGCGGAGATCTCGCTCAAGGACTTCCTGTATGCCGGAACGAACTACGTCCGCATCCGCGCCGTCGGCGAGAATGCATCATCCATCTGGCGCAGCTTCACGCTGAATGTCGTCGCTCTCTCGCTGGCGGCGAACACCGCCTTCTCCGTTCCGTTCACAGGCAGCACCCTCGCGCTGAACTACCTGATCGGAGGCGCCATCGCGAAGACCCTTCAGTTCGAGTTCGGCACCGGTGTCGGCACGGCTTTCGAGGCCCAGTACAGCTACCTCAATAACGACCCCGGATGCTCCCGGAATGTCGGCACGGCGACGAACACCACGACCGGTATCACCTACACGTTCGACGATGCGGATATGTGCGCCGACATCATGGCGGATGGAGTGCATACCGTCCGGGCGCGTCTCTATGTGTCGGAATCCGTCAAGACCGACTGGGTGGAGTCGCAGTACATGGTCGCCAACGGCCAGACCGTCTCCCCGGCGGTCATCGTGAACAATATCAACGCAGTCCTTGACAACTGGACCGATGTCATCTTCTTCGACTGGGCCGCTAACACCGGAGGCCAGAACGAAATGACGGTCGTCTTCCGCCTGGTGGATTCCGCGGATCAGTCCGTGGAGTACGCCCGCTGGTCGCAGGTCGCACAGCCGAACACTGGCTACTCGCTATCCTCGCAGCTCGGCATCGAAATCTCCGACACGACCATCGAAACCATCTACGCCTATATGGTCATTGAGGACGAGAACGGGAACGAGCTGGCAGACCCGGTATTCTTCACCATCAGCAACGAAGCGAGCAACAACCCGACTGCAGGGGCGGACTTCATCCTCGCCCCTGCGTCCCGTTCGAACTCCGAGGCGAACCCTAAGACCATCATCAACGCCGCCACCGGCGAGCTCGTCCCGTCCACTTGGAACGGCTTCGGCCTTGCTTCCGACGGATGGATGGAGGTCCTGAAGGATCTGAACGATGCCACGAAGGGCTCCGTCCGCGCTCTCCATGTCCCGGCCGGCCGTGACCTCACGATCGAGTACGACCCTCTCCGCTACTTCCGTTCCGGCAACTCCACTGGCCGCTCGATGACCTTGGAGATGGACGTGCGTACCGACAATATCCTCGATGAGAACGAGCCGATACTGGAGATATGCACCATCCACCCGGTCGATGGCGATGCCTACGGCATCCGTCTGCTGCCGAAGGAAATCTACATGATGACGCAGAACAAGCGCGTCCGTGATGACCAGAATGCGACCTGGGCCGAAGGCAAGGAAGTCCACCTCTCGGTGAACGTCGTCTATGGCGTGCAGGGCCTGAACTGGATTCGTATCCTCATCGACGGCAAGATCGAGCGCGTCATCAACTACCTTGTCTCCGACATCTTCTCCGGCGGCGCGGTCGGCATCAAGATCGGCAACACCTCTGCCGACATCGACATCTTCGGCATCCGCTGCTATCAGAAGGCCCTGTCCACGGACGAGGCCATGCAGGACCGCAAGGCGGCTTTCTCCACCGTATCGGAGAAGATTGCCTTCGCCACCCGCAATGACATCCTCGGCGACAACGGAGCCATCGACTTCAACAAGGCCAAGCAGAAGTACAACGTCATCGGCCTCACCGGGCACCTTGCCAAGTACGGAGACTCCGACAAGGGCAAGACCAAGCACAACAAGCTCTACGTGTCCAAGCCGGACGAGCCTGACAAGGCCGGCACTTACACCGAGATCGAGAACTCCGGCCAGGGTACTACTGCCATGACCTACAACGACTGGAACCAGCAGCAGAAGCCGACAGCCGACACGAAGTTCATCGACGATGCCACCGAGACGGAAACCGCCGTATCGGACATCTACGTCGCCGCCGGGGAGTACCGCTCCAAGAAGACCTGTGGCAAGATCAACTTCGCCTCCTCGATGCAGGGTCACAAGATGGGCCTCACGCGCATCTATACCGAGCTGTTCAAGCAGCTGATGAATACCGGAGTCCTCTCGACCCCTGGCCAGTTCGCCCAGTACCCGAACGCTCGCCTGACGGTTCTTGAGGAGCCGTACCTGTTCTTCCATCGCGAGACGGAGAACGACCCGTGGGTGTTCAAGTACCTGATGACTTGGGGCGCCGGCAAGGGCGACAAGCCTACGTTCGGCTTCAACAAGAGCAAGACGCCTCACTTCCTGATGGTCGAGGGTGCTGACAATGACCGCGAGCTCGCCAACTTCAAGATTCCGTGGAACGACGATATCACCTATTCCCCGGACGATGAAGCCTGGATGTACAACGGCGCGAAACACATCAACTTCGGCTTCGGTCTCACGGCGGAGGACGAGACGGGCGAGTACCCGTCCGATACTACCGCCATCAACGCGGTCAAGGCGTTCTTCAACTTCAACTACCTGCACCACCGCTCGGTGATGTACTACAACGGCACGCTCTCCCAGCTTCGGGCCGATGCCAACGCTGACCGGACGAAAGCCTACTGGACCACGCAGGCGGATTCAACCCTCGGTACGGCCCAGTATGACCTGTTCCGCTGGTCAGCCATCGACGAGACTTGGGTAGCCGCCGGTATCGCGAAGCTCGGCACGGCCTCCTACGAGACGCTCAATGTCCGTTCCCAGTACGAGTCCTTCGGAGGCACTGCGGCCTGGACCGCCGGTCAGTGGGCCGTCATCAACCAGCTGATCATCGCCCAGAGGACAGCTCACTTCAAGCTGAACGCATCGACCTATATGCACACGGACGATGCGCTCTATCACGACTGCTTTGTTCTGTTCTTCGCCGGAACCGACAACCGGGCCAAGAACACCTACTACTACGTCGATCCGGTCACCCTCAAGATCCGTTGGATGCAGGACGACCTTGACACGACCCTCAAGACGAACAACGTCGGCCAGAACCGCAAGCCGTACTTCGTCGAGCTGCACGACACCAACTCCGCCGGGAACTACTACTGGCAGGGCGAAGACAACGGCCTGTACAACCTTCTGGAGACCGCCTTCGAGAGCGAGCGCACGACGATGATGAACAATATGCTCTCCGGCATGGCGAGCATCGGCGGCACGGCCTTCGACTACCTCACATCACGTGTGCTCCAGGCCCAGCAGTATTTCCCGGAGATCGCCTACAACGAGGTCACGCGCCTCGTCTATATGCAGGCACAGGTGGACAAGGAGGAGGGCCGTTACACCCACAACACCGACCCGGTGACGCAGGCTTGCGGCTCGCAGTATTGGTCCGAGTATGACTGGCTGAAGGACCGACTGATGTATATCAGCTCCTGGTGCGAGTACGGCGAGTTCAGCTCCGGCACCGATTCGACCGGCGCCTTCATGTTCCGTGGCGCTACCGGCACGTATGCCTTCAAGCTCACCCCTGGAAAGTGGATGTACCCACGCATCGGCTCGGGCTCGTCCAACGTCGCACCTTCCGCCAACGGTCGCGTCCGCGTTCCTGCAGGTCAGCAGTTCTCCTACCAGCCGTTCGTCGTGACGGGTGACTCCCCGGTCTTCATCAAGGGCATTGACTACCTGCTGGATATCGGCGACATGAATGTCCCGATGGATTCCGGTCAGGGCCTCACCGTCCCCGGAAAGATGCTCCAGCGCTTCCGCTTCAATCCGGACGGGACGGATGCTGTGCTGTCGGCCGCGAACGCCGTGACGGTCACGGCGCGCAACATCAAGGAACTGACCATCCGGGGACTAATGACAGCAACCGGCCAGCTGGACATCTCGCAGTGCTCCCGTCTGGAGAGCATCGACGTCCGTGGCAGCGGTTTCACGGTCGTGAGTCTCCCTGCTTCTGAGGCCCTGGAGACCATCCACTTCCCGGCCACGTTGACGAGGCTGACGATTGATTCCCAGCCGGGCCTCCAGACGATAGACTTCGAGGGCGTTGACTACCTCAATACAATCTACGTGGACCAGGCCAAGGCCGGAGCCTTCGACACCGGACTGCTCGCGCTGAACATCTACAACGCGAAGATAGCCTCCGGAGAAAGCCTATCCTCGGCCCAGTTCTACAACATCGACTGGACTGGCGTTCGGGCCGATATGCTCATGTACTACGCCAATTCCGACGCGGTGCAGATGACCGGCTCCATCGCTATGCTTCCAGCGGCGAGCGACCGCTACCTGACCTTCCCGGAGGTGCAGACCCTCGTGGACCGCTTCGCCAATATCCAGTCCGTCAGCAACTCGCTGTACATCGACTACCCGAAGCGAACCATCACCAGCTTCAACATCAAGGGCGTCAAGTACATCAAGCAGACTGGAGCCTTCGATGGATGGACGCTGAACATCCTGCCTTCGACAGGTAACAACGTCGCGATAGCCAACGGGCGCGAGGCCGTGTCCTGGGCTTTCGTCGGAGACAACGCGAGCCAGGCGGCGAACTACGCCACCTTCACCGACGCCGTGCGCGGCACGCTGAATGTCATCCAGCTCTCCGATCCGGCCATCGACCTGACCTTCACCGTCCGGGTGACGATGAACCTCGTCGGAGGCGGAACCCTCACCTTCGATAAGAAGGTCGGCTTCTACAACCGCATCCCGAAGCTGGGCGACTTCGCCTACTTCGACGGCACGTTCGACGATGAGTACGATGCTTCCAAGACGCTGACCGGCGCGGTTACGAAGGTCACGAAGGTGGACGATGAGAACTATGATGTCGAGGTCTATGCCAAGGAGAATGCGGCCGTCAAGAGCACGAACGGCACGCTGAACACCGCAACGCCGCCGTGGGGCATCTATCCAGACAGTGCCGGAACCAACGGCTTCCCGGCAACGGTGACGAACGAGATCGCCTCGATGTGCAACATCTCCTCCGCGACCGATACGCCGGTGGCGAACACCACTACCTCGGGCATCCGGAACGGCTCGTCAACTGACTACCGTTACGTTCGAGACAGCTTCCTCGATGCGAGTAAGGACGACGGCTATGCAGACCTGGCCTCGACTGGCTCTGCCGCCCGCTTCGACGGTAAGACCGAGACGGCCCAGATCATCGGCCACGCCCGGACCATCATCGAGAAGTACCTGCAGGAGAAGTACCCGAACAATGGCGCTATCAAGATTCCGACCACGACGGAGGAGCTTGGCGATGCGCTCAATGCCATCGTAGCCGAGAACGCTTCCGCCACCAGCCCGAACCGCTACCGTCAGATGTTCTACCCGGCCGCGTTCGACGCCTTCCTGTACCAGCCGGAGGTCGCAGAGGGAGAGGAGCTGCACGAGCAGTACCGCCGTACCAACTGGCACCTGCCGGCGGAGGGTACGCTGTGCCGTATCTACAACTTCTTCTACAACAGCTGCAACCGGGTGACGTATGAGAACGGCGGGCGCATCAACGTGAGCTACGCCGACTTCGCTCCCGAGAGCGAGGCCCTCACCCCTCTGTTCGCCAACCTGCTGAAGAAGATCCGCGAGGTCACGAACACAGACCCGTTCACGATGCCTACTAACAGCAGCTATTGGAGTTCCACCGAGTACAGCGCCAACTACGCTTGGTACGTGAGCTTCGATTCAGGCAGCGTCTACGGCACCTACTACAAGTATGGCACCAACATCGTCGTCCGGCCTGTGGCAGTATTTAGATTTCACCTTTAACCTTTCGCCTTCCGATGCGCGCTATCTCGAAGCGCGCATCAGTGCGGGGGCGAGAAAGAATATATGATGCAAGAAGAATTAAGTCAGAGCTTCCACGGTGTTGAGATACCTCAGTCTGCGATTGAGGTGTCCAACGCCGCGAAGGCAAAGAGGGAAAAGACGCTGGCCCAGCTGCCTGTCTTCCGTACCGCTTCAAACCTCCTGTATGTTGTTTCGGGAGTCGTGAAGTGTGGCCCTCGTTCGCTGCGTAGGTTCTACGACTGTATGCTTGCCGACGTGACCGAGACGATGAAGGCGGTCGGTATGGCGGACGTGTCGCGGAACCCGGACGATCGGGTCTGGTATATTGACAGCGCGCTTGTGCTGACGTATGTGGTGAGACAGCAGTACCTGGTCCTCCATCGGCTTGGTCTTATCGAGAAAGACGCTGACAAGAAGATGCGGGGCCTGGTCAAGAGTATAATCGCGCAGCTTGTGGGATGGCGGGATTATACCCGGAGCGAGGGTGCGGTTCCATCCGTTGAACGACTAAACGACGCAGAGAAATGATGGCCCGCAGAGTGCTCCATAATCCGTTAAATGGGCGGTTCACTACGATGGGCGGCTGTATGGCCGTGCGTCGTAGTTACGAAGTTGCACAACCGCAGAAACACAGCAACTATTGGAGTTCCACCGAGAACAGCACCAACAACGCTTGGAACGTGAACTTCAATTCAGGCAACGTCAACAACAACAACAACAAGTATAACACCAACAACGTCGTCCGGCCTGTGGCAGCACTTGACGGATTATACCACGATTTCCCTCTTTTTTATCTGACTGTCCGCGAGGCGTATGACGATTGCCTCCGTGGCAAGATGTCCTCGCCCCAGGCGCTGGAGTATATGCAGATCGCCGAAGAGGATCTGCCGAAGCTGGCATGGGAGATGTTCACCGGCACCTACGAGCCGTCAACATCCACCTGCTTCCTGGTGGAGTACCCGAAGCTCAGGGAGGTCTTCGCCGCGAACTTCCGCGACCGCATCGTCCATCATTGGATTTGCCTGCGGCTTGAGCCGCTGTTCGAGGAGAGGTTCGAGGCCCAGGGGAACGTATCGTTCAACTGCCGGAAGGGCTACGGTGTCCAGAAGGCCGTCAATGCCGTGAGCACCGGCTTCGAGCGCGTCTCCTGTAACTACACGCGCCCGGCGTGGGTGTTCAAAGGCGACCTCGTTGGATTCTTTATGAGCATCAGCAAGAGCCGCCTCTGGTATCTACTGGAGCGGTTCATCGCCCGCCGGTATCACGGCGACTACAAGGATATCCTGGTGAACCTGACGAGGGTGACGGTGATGCACCATCCGGAGCGGAACTGCATCTTCAACACCGACCCTGCGAAGTGGCTCGGACTGGCAAGGAACAAGTCGATGTTCACCTGCGGCGAGGATCGCGGCGAGCCCATCGGCAACCTAACCACCCAGCTGTTCGCCAACTTCCTGCTCTCGTTCTTCGATATGTTCGTACAGTTCGTCTTCCGCGGCCGCAGTTACTCCTACGCCCGGTTCGTGGACGACTTTGTTCTGGCCTGCGATGACGAGGCTTTCCTGCTCGCTTCCATCCCCAGGCTGGATGCGTTCCTTCGCGACGTGCTGCTCCTGGAGCTTCACAAGGACAAGCGGTACATCCAGCCCGTGACTCACGGCGTGAAGTTCGTCGGGGCGGTCATCAAGCCGCATCGCTCCTACCTGTCGAACAAGACCATCGGCAGGATGTTCGAGCGCGTCCATGGCTTCAACGACCTCTGCGAGCAGAAGGATGAGCTGACGGTCCTGGACTGCGCCCGGATCGAGCAGGTGATGAACTCCTACCTCGGCTTCTGCAGGCCGCACCGGACCTACCGGCTCCGCCGTAAGGCCCTGGAGCGCTTCGGGCCGATGTTCTACCGCTACTTCTATATCCGGAACCACCACGACAGCATCCGGACGAAAATGAAATACAGACCAATCACAGTCCCGCCGGCCGAGCTGTCGCTGGCGGCATAACCATACAGGAGGAAAAGAAATGTACTACGAAGAAAGACCGCCGTTAGTTGTGGTGACCACCGTAGGTGGCAAGTACCACACGACCATCAACTACAGCATCGAGGAGTCCGGCTCCGGGTTCGAGGTTGAATCGGTGACCGTCGTGACCGACACGCCGCTCGGTGAGGAGCATCACTCGGAGGTGGTGTCCGCCCTGGTTCGCCAGAGGTATTCAGTCGATGACGAGCTCGCGATCGCCCGCCAGTCCTACGTGGACGTGAATGACTACGTGGAGTACAACGCTTACGTGGAGAAATGCAAGGAGGTGGCCTGCTCTGTCCTGGAGCTGACCTACACGCCGTCCTACTCCCCGACCGTGGCCGAGGTGATGACGCAACTCCGCGAGCTGATGAAGCCCTACATCAAGGAGGTGGAGGACGAGGTGGCGGTGAAGGTGCCGGCGCTGTTCGACCCTTGGGCGCCGGATATCGACGTGGTGAAGGATGAGCGCCGCTACTTCGGAGGCAAGGTGTACAAGTGTGTCCAGCCTCACCGCACGCAGGCGGACTGGACGCCGGACGTCACGCCCGCTCTCTGGGTCGAGGTGAGCTTGGACGAGTGGCCGGCGTGGAAGCAGCCGACCGGATCGCACGATGCCTACAACACCGGCGACAAGGTGACCTACAACGGCAAGCACTACGTGTCGCTGATTGACGGCAATATCTGGTCGCCGGATGCCTACCCGGCAGGATGGAGCGAACAGGCATGACGCTGGAGTCAGACACTTTGGACGTAGGACTGGTACTGCTCCTCTCAGCCGCCTACGTCGTGGTGGTATGGGAGGAGAAAGGCAAGGTGTTCTACCGGCTCACCGAAAAGCCGGGACTGAAAGACGATGATGTTTAACCGAAAAATATAGGAGACAATACTATGGCACGAGCAGACATTCTTTGGCCCTTCATCAAGAGCTGGGAGGGCGGATTCAGCAACCATCCTGCGGACAAGGGCGGCGCGACCAATATGGGCGTGACGATCGCCGTCTGGAAGAAGCAGGGCTATGACAAGGACGGCGACGGAGACATCGACGTGGCCGACCTCAAGCTCATCACCGATGCGGACGCCTACGCAATCTTCAAGAAGAACTACTGGGACCGCTGGCAGGCCGCGAAGATCAAGAACCAGAGCATCGCGAACATCCTCGTCGATTGGGTGTGGGGAAGCGGTGCCTACGGCATCAAGATCCCGCAGAAGCTCCTCGGCGTGAAGGTGGACGGAATCGTTGGCCCGAAGACCCTGGCCGCGCTCAACGCGCAAGACGAGGAGGTCTTCTTCGCCAAGCTCAAGAGGGAGCGTGAGGCGTACTTCCGGCGCATCTGCATCGCCACCCCGACGAACTCGGTCTTCCTCAAGGGCTGGCTCAAGAGGCTCGACTGCATCCAGTACGGCAAGCTGGTATGCAACGCCAAGAAGAAGACGGAAATCACGTTCTGAGAATAAACGCTGCGAAGCGTGAATTTGCTGTTCATAAATGTTGGATCGGCCCGGGCCGGTGAAAGTCCGGGCCATTAACTCTCAAGAAAATGAAAACTCTCGCAATCATCATATCAAACACCTGGCACAAGATCCTTGAGATACTCCAGTACCCCGCAGGCTGGCTTGCGGGCCTCGGCCTGTTCATCACGGACGCGGTGTCGGGCGGAAGGCTCATCATCTATCTCGTGGTCATAGCCACAGTCATCGACCTTTTCTGCGGCATCGCCGTCTCTGTCAAGCGTAAGAATTTCGCCAAGAGCGAGCTCATGCGCCTCACGGTCGAGAAGCTCGTTGTGTACGGCACGGCCATGCTGGTCTTCCTCTGCATCGACAAGGCGATCGAGGCGGAGACCAGCTGGGAGTTTGCGCTGACTTCTGGCGCGGTGGGCGTGGTGATTGCGATGACCGAAACCTGGTCGTTCCTCGCCTCGCTGCTCATCCTGTTCCCTGCCAATCCGTTCCTGCGAATGTTCCAGAAGGCCCTCGTCGGCGAGATCGCCCGCAAGCTCCAGTGCGAGGAGGATGAGGTTGAGATGATTCTCAAGGAGTCGGTCAAGCGGAAGAAGAAGGTCCAGCCCAGGGCCAAGAACGGGCAGTTCGTCCCGAAGAATCAGAAACCCACCAAAAAAAGGAGATAAGATATGGTTATACGAGATATGTATGGCACCCCTATCATCGGCCTCGATGTAGATGATGCCTCCTACGCCTACCGAGAGATAATGGGCGACTGCAAGCTGTATCTTGAGTTCGCCCTGACGCAGCACGTGGAGCTTCCGATCGGTGCCTATGTGGACTTCCAAGGGGAGCGGTACACGCTGATGGCCGTCGCGGACGTGTCCATCCAGCACAACCGCGACTACGAATACAAGGTCACGTTCGAGGGGCCGCAGGCCCGGTTCTCCAAGTACCGCATCCACAACCCCGTGGATGGTCGCCTGGTGTTCGAGATGATTGCCAAGCCGCAGGACCACCTCGCGATGATCGTGGCGAACCTCACGCAGCGCGAAGGCGCGGGCAGCTGGGCCGTTGGCGCCTGCATCGACGGCCCCGAGAAGGCCCTCTCCTACAACCACACCAAGCTTAACGACGCACTGACGCAGCTCGCGAACGCCTATGATACCGAGTGGGAGCTTTCCGGAAGGAGCATCAATCTGAACAAGGTCGAGTTCAATGCCGACAGCCCGCTGGCCCTCGGCTATGGACGTGACCAGGGATTCAAGCCGGGAGTAGGCCGCGTGAACTTCGGCGAGACCGGCCAGATCGAGCGGCTGAACGTTCAGGGCGGCGACCGCAACATCTCACGTGCGGAGTACGGCAACGACACCCTGCTGCTGCCGAAGGGATTCTCCTTCAAGTTCGACGGCGAGAAGTTCCAGTATGTCGTCAATGGCAGCACCGCGACTGAGTATGGCTTCGATGCCTCCAAGGCCGTGGACATGGTGACTGACGAAAACGGCTTCTCCGTCTCCCTGGCCACCGCCGGGGCCGCCTGCAACGAGGAGTCACTGGACGTGACGCACGTCTATCCAAAGAGGGTGGGCGAAGTGACCGGCGTAAGGTATCTGTACGACCATCAGTACCTGACATGGGCGGAGCTTGAGGCGCTTGACCTCGATGAGGACGAGTGGCTGAAGGTGCAGGTGGATATCATCGACGCGAATATCCCGGCCTCACTCGACTTTGCCGATTGCTTGCTTGCGAACGACCAGCCGCTGACCGTCATCTTCCAGACAGGAATGCTGGCCGGGCGTGAGTTCAGCGCCACGTTCCGCAAGGCGGCGAAGACAGCCCTCGTAGATGGCGTGGAAGTCGTTCAGCGCCCGGCGAACCGCTTCGAGCTGGTTCGCGAGAACTTCAACGGCCTTGAGATGCCGAACGCAATCTTCCGACCCAACGCATCCGGATCAGGGCCGAATGATACCTACATCGTGGTGAACTGCTACCTGCCGGATTCATACATCTGCGACAAGGCTACGTTCTCCGGCGCGGAGATCGAGATGCTCCGCGAGGCGGCGAGATACCTGTACCAGAACAAGGATATCCAGCTCACCTTCAAGGGAGAGGTGGACGACCTTTTCTCGAAGCGCAACTGGGTCAATGTTGGCGGCAAGCTGAAGGTCGGCGGGTGCGTCTCGTTCTCCCATCCGCAGGTCCAGGCGGAGCCGCTGGTGACACGCATCACGGCCATCAAGCAGTTCATCAACAATCCGTACTCGCCGGAGATCACGCTGGGTAACGAGATAGTCAAGGGCGGTCTCTCGTCCCGTCTCGCCCAGATCGGCGCCCAGAAGGCCCACCTCATCAGCCGCGACGATGCGCTGGAGAGGTACACCAGGCGCACCTTCAGGGACGCAAGGGAGACGATGGAGATGATTGCTGCTGCGAAAATCGGAGAGTTCTCCGCCGGCATCAACCCCATCACCATCCAGACGATGCAGATGCTCGTAGGTGACGAGAGCCTCCAGTTCCGCTACGTGACCTCCAAGGTCAGCCCGCAGGACGCTCCGGCCGGCATCACGTACAACACCAGCACGCACAAGCTCACCTGCGTTGCGAACATCATCCAGCACATGACGCTGGGGATTGACACCGTGAGTAGCTCCCACGAGCCCTCCGAATACAAGTTCTGGGACATCGCGTCCTTCGAGAGTCCGTACCTTGGCGAGGCTCTCGCCGAGAAGAAATACTACCTGTACGCAAAGTGCAACAAGGCGGCGCAGGGAGAGACCGGCTACCAGGTTGCCGAGTACATCCTTTCAGAGACGGCCATCGCGATGAACTCCGTGACCGGCTATTACCATCTGCTCGTCGGCATCCTCAATTCGGAATACGAGGGCGAGCGGTCCTTCGTGACGCTGTACGGCTTCACGGAGGTACTGCCGGGGCGCATCACCACGGACAAGATCGTATCGTCGAACGGCCTGACCTACTTCGACCTTCTGCGCGGCATCATCGGCGGCGATATCCGGTTCCTTGACAACGGAACGTATGTGGACATCGCGTCGAAGTTCGGCGACGTGGACGGCGACCTCTTTAACATCGTCGAGCTCCTGATTCCGGACCTCCAGTATCAGGTGGACGGCAAGATCGAGACCTTCTACCAGGCGAGCACCGTCAATCCGGCTTCCAACTGGACTACCGCGGATGAGCGGGCAGCGCACACCGGCGACATCTGGTACAAGACCGACAACAACACCGCCTGGCGTTGGAACGGCTCCGCATGGCAGCAGATTCTCGACCAGACTGCTCTTGACGCATTGCAGGACGCAGCGGATGCCGCCGCCCTTGCTGATGGCAAGGCAACGATATTCACCGGCTCCTCGACGCCGGTTAATCCGCAGGAGGGAGACCTTTGGTTCAAAGGACCGAACGAGCCGATCCTGACCTATGTCAACGGCGCCTGGGTTGTCTATAATGGACACGCCAAGGAGAGCGACTACGTGTATCTGAGGAACGCCCTCGGCAGCGGCGCGTCCACCGAAATCGGTGCGGGTGTGGTGCTTGCCTCGGTCATCGGCGTGAAGGACGACAACTCCACGAACGTCGTCGCAGGCATGAACGGCTCGGCCTCCATTTCGGATCTGTATGACAGCGAGAAGGGGCGGCTGATGATATGGGCCGGTGCGACCAACCTCGCGGACGCCAAGAACGCCGTCTTCAAGGTGTGGGAGTCCGGGCAGTTCGAATCGAACAGCGGCATCATCGGCGGCTTCTCGGTCACTGATGAGGGCCTGCAGTATTACGAGAACGGCCGTCTCGTGATGTTCGTCGGCCACAACTCCTGCCAACTCACGAACGCCCAGATCAGCGGCTCGATTCAGACCAGGTGCACCGGCAGCGGCACGACAAACTACCTGTCGCTCGCACAGGCGAACGGCCAGCCGCTCATCCGCATCAATTCCTCTTGGCTTTCGACCGATGCGTATGCGACCTACCTGTACCTCGCCAATGGTGAAACCATCGTCAATGCGTCCAATAACGGATGGTGGTCCTCCCTGAACGTGAACGCTTCCTTTGACCTGCTTGACCAGGTTCGCCCTACCGCAGCGGGTACGTTGAGAATACCGGCGTTCAAGCTGTACTACGCTCTCAATCACGTAGATTCCGACAACAAGTTCACGATCAAGGTGCAGCTACTCCGTTGGTACAACAATCAATATACGGTCGTATCGACTTTGGTCACAAGAAGCAATCTGAGCGATGGCAGCGGAACGATAAACGTTGGAGATACGACTTACACCATCACGAATGATTATGTCACGTTCTACAGTTATTCCGTCATTGTGAGTATCACCGGAAGGCTGCACAACGGCATGAACACGAATGGCTATCTGCGCGTCACCACCGACAACTCGACGTATGGGTACATATCCTACGGTAGCGGCGAGGTCACCCCGGGCGTGTTCCTCGGAGCCAACGGCATGGACATCTCATTCGGAAAGTACCAGCGCTTCCAGTACATCGCCAGGTACATGCTCGGCAGCTACTTCTCGTCCTTTGTTGACGGCAATATCGTAAATGATGTCCGCGACAACGGTGGCCAGTTCGAGGTATCGCTGAACAATGGAAGCAACGATTCAGTCGGCATTCGAATCCAGGGCTACTATGACGCGGCTGGAAGCTACAACACGAACGCCAACTCGATCCGTATCAATCTCGGAGATGGGAATGGATGGAGGAAACTCGTCCTGTCCGGAAATACATTACAATTACAATAATTATTTATTATGGAAAAAGAAAACAGTACCCCCAAGAAGATTTCTGTGAACTTCAAGAAGTTCAAACTGTTCAAGGACATCAGCCAGACGGATTCCGTCACGATGGACGTCAGCCGCGACTTCTCCGACCTGATGTATAAGAACATGAACGGTATCGCTGCCCATGACCTCGCCCTCCGCATCTTCCGCTCGACCGGAGAGATGGAGATTTCCCAGGAGGAGGCCGGGCTGATGATGGAGTTCGCAAAGCAGACCACCCCGATCTTCTACGACTCCCTGCAGGCCAACATCAAGGCAGAATAGGAGATGAGACGCCATGACAAAGAAGACGCTCATACAGTTGATCATGCTCCTCGCCGTCTCGCTGCTTCTCGGCTACGGGATGGTCAAAATCGACCGACATCTCCGCGCTCCAAGCGGTACGCCTCCACAACGGGACACAGTTACCGTACACGACACTGTGACGGTGACTGGGAGTGACCCGGTGTCTGCGGTCCCGGACGGATTCGAGCTGGTGCCGGTCGGCACAGCCACGAAGGTTGCGCTCTACGAGGACATGGTGGTCCATCTCAGCAGCGCGCTGTATGACCTGGAGCATCCGAAGCCGGAGCTGGTGGAGATTCACGACACGACCTACATCGTGGTGCCGATGACGGACTACACGTTCACCGACAACAAGACCTACGAGTACGCAGTCCGGGGCTACGGAGTGACGGAGCTTTGGCATAAGAGCTTCCAGGAGACCACGACTATCACCCAGCACGTGCCGGAGTTCCATCCTTACAGGTGGACGCTCTACCCGACGGCCGGGCTCTTTGCCGGTACTGGCAACCTCGTCGGCGCCAAGGCCGGCATCGGTGCGGACATCGCCATCAGCGCCAACGGTCGCTGGAGGTTCGTTCCAGAGGGCGGCTATGCCTTCATCTATACTAACGGCGTCGCTTCGCACGGATTCTACGGAGGCGTCGGATTCAAGTTCAACCTTATTCAAGTAAAGTAATCATGAAAGATTTCATCTACAAAATCTGGAACTGGCTGGTCGGCCTCCTGAACAAGGTGCGCCGCGACCGCCTTTACCACTTCATCGCAGGCATGATCGCTGCGATGGTGTGCCTTTTCTGGCTGAAGATGTACTTCTGCCTTTGGCCGGTGCTGGTCCTCGGCTTCGTCAAGGAGTTCATCGACGTGTGGCAGGACGGCAATTTCGACTGGATCGACCTGCTGGCCACGGCCCTCGGTGGCCTGGTCTTGCAGGCGTTCGTCTGGGTATTCATCGCGCCGGGCTTCTACATCGCCTGACCTCCTCCCCGCGAAAGCACCCACGGCGCATCTGCCGGAAAGATGCAACCGCTTGCTCGCAAGTAGCGGGACTTCATCAACGGGTCGCGGCTCCCGGAACTGCCGCAAGCTACTCTAAAGATTTGTTTCATAAATGGAGCCCCGGGAGTTGTGAAATTTCCGGGGTTTGACTATCTTTGCACCGTTGTTGTGGATTGCCCGCGAGGGCTCCACGGATGGCCCGGTTCTTCGCGTCCGGGCCGTCTTCTTTTCTGGCGGAGCATTATTACGCCAAATGGAAATTTTCGCACGTTTTCGGGCAATTCTGGCACACATTTCGGCAATTTTAGCACGGAAAACGGCAAGAATCGCACGTTTCAGGAAATTTGCGTATTGTGCAATATATTTGCATTATATTCACTTTTTCTGCTCATTCCGCCAATCCTTCCCATACAGCACATAGTCCAATATGCGCCGGTTCGCCTCGTCCACCTTCTTCATGTCGAAGTCGATGTAGATGTCCGTCACGCTCTTTGTCCCGTGACCCATGCCGACGCGGATGGTCTCCTTCGGGATGTCGATGTTGATGCCGATAGTGGCCCACGTATGCCTGGCCCAGTTCGAGCTGAGCTTCGGGAACAGGCCGTCGCCAACGACCTTCCCGTGCTTTCCCCTGGTGCGCCCGATGCCCTTCAAGCCGTCGTTCAGGTGATGGAGGTAGTCCTGGTAGTCCTTGTATGTGTCGAGCGGATTCAGGAGCCGCTTGCGGCCCTTGTACCGGTCGATGATGGCCTGCGCTTCCGGCTCGACCTTGATCGAGAATAGCGTGCCGACCTTGTTGCGCTTGTACTCAAGCCTCCCATCCCGGACCGCATCCTTCTTCGCCAGCGCCAGATCTCCGATATTGATGCCGCGAAACATGAACATCAGCAGGAACATGTCCCTGTACTGGACCTGATACGGCTCGCACGGGGCGTTGATGAGTGCCCGCAGCTCGTCGGCGGTGAGGGCTTTCTTCTGGGTAGGCTCCGGCTTGACGTTGTACCGCCGGAAAGGGTAGCTGGCCGTGATGTCCGAATCTATCGCATCGTTGAACACGGCCCGGATGTTACGGAGGTGGATGTTGCGGGTGTTCTTCATCTCGGTCTTGGCGCAGTGGCTCTCGAAGTTCTGGAGATAGTCCCGGGTGATATCCTCAAAGCTCTTTGTGTGGAGCTTCTTGTCGAAGGCGTCGAGCTTCCGCAGGGTGAAGGCATAGAGGCCCCGCGTTCCCTTGTTCGTCTGGAGTTCCATCCAGCGGACGAAGCGGGCCCTGAACAGGTTGCCGTCCTGCTTAGCGGCAAAGGCTTCCGGGTGGGCTATCATCCACACCCGCTCGCGCAGCTGCCGTGCGTCCAGATCCGCGATCTCCTGGGATTCAGTCAGGCGGAGGATGGCCGTCTCCACGGCCAGCTTCTCTCGGTTAATAATCACGTTGAGCAGTTTTGCGTTGGGGTGGCTGACGACCTCCATCCGGCGCTCGTTCCATTGTTTCGGGAGGATTTTGATGTCGAGAGGGATGAAGGCCGTGACGCCTTTTCTCCGGATTGCGATTTTCAGGGGCGCGGGAACTCCGTCCCTGGTCGCCCTCTTGTCGAGGTAAATTGTGACTGCCATATCCTTCAATTTGCACGGAATCTTGCACGTGTTTCTGGCCGGAAGTGGCCAAAAATGGACATAAATGGACAATAATTCCGTTTTTTTGAGGATAAGAACCTCGAAATAGAATCCGGGAGGAAGTCTGCTGACCGCCGTAATGATATGACGGTCAGCGTCTTCCTTGGACTTGTGGTCCCGGCGGGATTCGAACCCGCGACCCACAGCTTAGAAGGCTGTTGCTCTATCCAGCTGAGCTACGGAACCATCCTTGATTGGAAATGCAAAGATAGTGAAAAATCGGCAAATGGCAACACGCTAGCGTTGCGAAAGGGAAAGAAGGAGCTGAAGTTCCTGGTTCACTACATCTGCAAAACTGAGTTCTTCTTCTTTCAGGGGCTGGACGAACGTGTCCGTTACCACGCCGTCTTCATGGACGATGGAGATGGAGTCGATACCGCCGGCCATGCGGGCGAGGTCTTCCATGGAAGGGAAAACATAGACGAAATTCGTATCGTCCCGGGTCTGGTTCAGTTCGATTACGGAACCGTCCTTGAGGGTGAACCGCACGGCGGCATCGTATTCCACGTGGTAGGAGTCTTCCGTGCCGATCATGAAGGCCAGGTCGATGTCTTCCGTATTGGTGTTCTTGTAATACAGGTGCGACAGGATGATGTTGTACACGAAGCGGTCGCCTTTGCCCACGAGCGGCTCAGCGGTGATCATGACGCTGTTGAGATTGTCGGTGTAGCCGGCCACTGTGGCTTTCAGGTCGATGGTGTTTTCAGCGGCCGTCAGGATGGCTTCGCAGTGGCGCTTGAGCAAGGTGCCGAAGGCGTCATCGGCAAAGGAGGCCTGTACGTAATCGTCCGGGTCCCAGCCGGTTACGATATCGATGGACTTGACCCCGCGCACCATCTTCTCCATGTCCGAAACTTCCACGGCGTATTTGAGCCGGTTCCAGAAAACACCGCTGTCCAGCCGGCGCTTGGTGGCCGAATCCTGGCCGATCTGCTCCAGGCGGACAATCTTTCCGTTCGAGAGCGTAACGGCCATCTTCACACCTTTGGGTACCATGGTGGAATTCTTCTGCTCCAGGTTCATATACAGCAGGTACATGGTGGACCCGTCCGGAAAACCCACCAGTTCCACCCGTGTCCAGACAGGGATGCCGGCGGCTTCCAGCAATTCGTATTCCGTGGAGATGTGGGTCATGCCCTCCGACCGGTAGTTGGTCCGGATTCCCTGGGCCTGCAGGCCGATAAAAGCCAGCAAAGCGGCTGATAAAGCTACAATCTTTTTCAT